CACTGACGAAGAACAGATGATCCTCAAAACAGTCGTGAAGCAGGCAGCAAAATACTGGCCTCGCCGTGAGCGCCTGGACGCCGCCATAGACCACGTTAACACCGAGGGCGAAGAAGGTATCAACTTTACAGCAGAGCGTCAGCCTGAGCGCGATATAACCCTAGCAGGTGACGAAATTATCAAGGAGATTAACGACGTCCTTATCGCAATGGATAAGACGTGGGAAGAAAACCTGCTCCCAGTCTGTTCGCAAATTTTCCGTCGTGATATTCGCGATTCATCAGAGCTTACGCAAGCTGAGGCAGTTAAAGCCCTCGGTTTCCTCAAAAAGAAGGCGGCAGCATGAACGCCAATCCACTTATGCCCGGTGAAAAATACGGGCACTTAACCGTCAAAGAATACTCGCACATGCTGAGAGGTAGAAGGATGTATCTATGCCTTTGTGTGTGCGGTAATTCCTGCTATAGAGCCGCAAATCAGCTTAAAAACAATTCAATAAGCAGCTGCGGATGCATGACAGGAAAAAACGCCACTCACGGCCAGCGCAATACCCGCGTTTACAGGATTTGGAGCGGAATGAAAAACCGCTGCACGAACCCGAACAACAAAGACTTCGAAAAATACAGTAAGCGCGGCATCTGCGAAAGGTGGCTGACGTTCGAGCTATTTCTTGAAGATATGGGGCCACCTCCTACGCCTAAGCATCAGCTAGATCGGAAGAACAATGAAGGCCCGTATTCAAAAGACAATTGCAGATGGGCAACGGTTACCAAACAGGCGGAAAACAGAAGCACATCGTTTTACTGGTTTGTTGATGGGTTGCGTTTTGAAAGCGCCGGAGCCGCGGCGAATCATTTTGGCGTGAAATCAGCAACCATCCACAAATGGTGTCACGGCTACAACAATAGAGGCATTAACATCCCGCCAAGAGCCAACTGCCGTAAGGAGAGGAAATATGGATAACACGTGGCTCATTAAATTTGAGCAAATATTTGGGCCAATTGCACAAATTGAGCAAGGCAGCGAGACATGGACAAGGGCGAGACTCGGAGTTATTACTGCCTCTGACGCTCACAACGTCATTTCCAAGCCTCGATCTGGCACCAAATGGACAGACATGAAAATGTCCTACTTCCACACGCTGCTCGCCGAGGTATGCACCGGCGTGGCGCCAGAGGTTAACGCCAAGGCGCTGGCCTGGGGAAAGCAGTACGAGGAAGATGCTCGCACCCTCTTCGAGTTCACCACCGACGTAAAAGTCACGGAGTCTCCGATCCTGTTCCGTGATGAGAGCATGCGCACTGCGTGCTCTCCTGACGGCCTGTGCAGTAACGGATTCGGCCTCGAATTGAAATGCCCGTTTACCTCCCGCGACTTCATGAAATTCCGCCTTGGCGGTTTCGAAGCCATCAAGTCTGCGTATATGGCCCAGGTGCAGTACAGCATGTGGGTGACCGGGAAAGAAGCTTGGTTCTTTGCCAACTACGACCCGCGCATGAAACGCGAAGGTATTCACCACGTCGTAGTTGAGCGGGATCCGCAATACATGACCGATTTCAATGAAATGGTTCCGGAGTTCATCGAGAAGATGGACGAAGCGCTGGCGGAGATCGGCTTCTCGTTCGGGGAGCAGTGGAAATGAAACGCACACCCTTCTACCGCAGGCCAGGGCGAACCGGGCAATTCTCTGGACTACGTGAGCGCGTTATCTGGATGATTCAGACGCGGGGCCGCCCGGTCACCGGTAGCGAAATTGCCGAGAAGTTTGGTGTAACGCTCATCGAATTTAACCGGGTCGCCAACGGAATTACCCGCGGCTCAGGACAGATAGCGCAGATCGTTGAGTCGGGAAGATGGGTCAACGAGGACGGCATCTGCGACCGGGCATTCGACCTGGTCACGAAGCCAAAGGTCGTAACGCCGCAGGGCAAATCGCGGCTGTTCACCCGGCGCGCCATAGAGCAGTCGCAGGAAGGTAGACGGCAGGAATGCATTGAACGTGCCGCCCGCCGCCGCCGCCTGATTGCTCAGGGCCTCTACATCGACGAAATGGAGTCCATCCTATGACTCACGCTCACGACGACATCAGGGTTGGCACGCTGTGCCTTCCCTTCATTGGTAACGGCTGGCTAATGCCATGGGGTGAAGTGGTCAGCAATCCATTAAAGGCGCAGCGGCTCGCTGAGGAATATCGGGAAAGGCAGGAGGCGGCATGAAATACGGAAGCGTGTGCAGCGGCATCGAAGCTGCCAGTAAAGCGTGGGAACCTCTCGGCTGGAAACCTGCCTGGTTCTCTGAAATCGAACCATTCCCTTCCGCAGTCCTCGCCCATCACTGGCCGGAAGTAACCAACCTCGGCGACATGACCAAAATCGCCGATGCGGTGCGCGCTGGTGATGTCGAAGCGCCTGATGTTCTGGTCGGCGGTACGCCTTGCCAGGCATTCAGCATCGCCGGTTTACGTGAAGGCCTGTCTGATGACCGCGGGCAGTTAACCCTCTCTTACGTGGAATTAGCCAATGCAATCGACGCAAAGCGCCGCGAACGCGGTGAGCCAGAAGCAATCATCGTCTGGGAAAACGTCCCCGGCGTGCTCAGCAGCAAAGACAATGCCTTCGGGTGCTTTCTGGCAGGACTTGCCGGAGAAAGCAGTGAATTGCAACCAGCAGGGGGAAAATGGACGCACGCAGGTTGTGTGTCTGGACCAGAAAGGGTTATTGCCTGGCGCGTCCTTGATGCTCAATTTTTCGGAGTGGCCCAACGACGCCGCCGTGTGTTCGTTGTCGCAAGTGCTCGAAAAGGATTCGATCCCGCAGCGGTACTTTTTGAGCTCGACAGCGTGCGCCGGGATTCTGCGCCGCGCCGAGAAACGCAAAAGGCTGTTGCCGCACTTACTGCAAGAGGCGTTGGAACGTGTGGCGCAGACGACAACCAGGCACAAGCTGGACACCTGATAGCTCAGTGCGCTAATGGTGACGTTAGCCACACATTAAAGGGCGAAGGATTTGATGGCAGTGAGGACGGAACTGGGAGAGGCGTTCCAGTTGTGGCTTTCGGCGGTGGAAATACCAGTGGAAACATCGATGTTGCCGCCTGCCTGACTGCGAAAGGACAGAGAATAGACTTTGAAGTGGAAACCTTCGCAGTGCACGGCACGCAGGATCCAGATACCAATTGCGAACTGGCGCACACAATTGGCCGCAACAACGGACAAGAAAACGCCTGCATTGCATTTAGCTATAAAGACAACGGCGCGGATGCCACTATTGATATGGCGCCAACGTTACGGGCCGGGAACCACCACACCAGCCACGCAAATGGCGGGCAACCTCCAGCGATAGCTTTCCAGCCAGGAAACCTTTCACGAGGAGCAGGGTCAGCGCCCAGCGATCAAATATTTCCAACACTTAAAGCTGATCATGGTCGAGGAAGAAGCGACCAGGATCCGCATGTTTTTCTTGGGACTCAGGTTCGCCGCCTAACTCCAATTGAGTGCGAGCGCCTTCAGGGCTTTCCTGATAATCACACACTGATCGGCTGGCGCGGGAAGGATGCTGATGAATGCCCGGACGGGCCACGCTATAAGGCGATCGGTAACAGCATGGCGGTGCCGGTTATGCGCTGGATTGGTGAGCGCATTGCCGCAGCACTGCCAGCCGAGAAGCTGAACGGTGATTACGGCGGAAGTAAAACACCGTTAGACCAGCGAGACCTATGGCGCACGCCGCCTGCCCTATTCGCTTCACTTGATGCTGAGTTCTGCTTCCAGCTCGATGCCGCCGCTGCGCCGCATAACGCGCTGTGCCGGAAGTTCATCACCGCCGAGCAGAACACGCTGGAAACGTCATGGGCTGATTACCTGAGCATTCCCGGCTACGTCTGGCTGAACCCACCTTACAGCGACATCACGCCGTTCGTTAGGAAGGCTGCCGTCGAGAGCTCCAATCAGATCGGCACGGTCATGTTGGTTCCGGCAGACACTTCGGTCGGCTGGTTCAAGGAAGCTATCCAGACCGCAAGCGAGGTTCGCTTCATCACCGCCGGGCGGCTGGCATTTATCAACCCGGTCACCGGTAAGCCGGTAAGCGGCAACAACAAAGGGTCGATGCTCATAATCTGGCGACCGTACCCGCGTACACACTGCCACTTCGCAACTGTGGACCGGGACGAGCTGATGGCTTTCGGGGCGAAACTTCTCGCCAGCAGGGAGGCCGCATGACGCCAGAAACAGATAACGCCATCCGCGCCGCCTGCCGCCGCTGCACCGAGGAAATCCAGCAGGCCATGCGCAAGAAGCCAAAGCCAAACTGGAACGAAACGGTGCCTCCCATCATCAACAAGCATCACAAGAAAATTGAAGCTCTGGGAGTTAGCCTCCTGGAGTTCGTAGTATACACAGGCAGGCTTAATCGCCGCTTCGGAGTGGAATCGTGAAGGTTAAGACTGAAGATTTAGTAGGCATCCAGCTTGATTATGCAGCAGCGCTAGCAACCGGTCAGAAGGTGGATTTTGAAGCTGATACCGGGTGTCTTTGGTTTGAAGAGCGCGATGTGTGGTTCACTTGGAGCCCTTCAACGGAATGGGCTCAATGCGGCCCAATGATGGAGAGCTTATCCATCAGCTGCTATCAGTCAGCAGACCCAGCTACTGGCAAGTTGTACCACTGGGTTGGAGTGAATGAACTGGTTTCGCCTGGCCGACGCCGGGGCCTGGTTGCTGACAATCCACGCACAGCCATTTGCCGCGCCGTTGTATTTGCAAAGCTCGGTCATGAGGTGGACATACCGGACGAGTTAGCCGAAAAGGAGCCAGCATGAAGGCACTAATCACCCGGGAGCTTAAGGCTCCCTTTTTATTGCTGGCGTTCACCTTCAACCGAATTAACCGACAGTTCCGGGAGCACTGACCATGGACATCATCGATACCGCAGCAGAGATTGAAGAGCTTCAGCGTAACGCTGCCCTTTCCGCTCACCGCATCGATCACAACGCCGTATCATCTGAGCGTTGTGAAGAATGCGACGAACCAATACCGGAGCTGCGTCGCGCTGCCGTTCCCGGCTGCCATACGTGCGCCAGTTGCCAGGCTGATTTGGAACTTATCCGTAAGCAAAGGGGGTCGTGATGGATTACAGCAAGATGAGTGATTTTGAGATAAACGCCGCGGTGTTTGAATCGCTTCATGGTGGCGCTCCAGACTACAAAGAAGGTGACTGCGGCGCGATGGTTCTTATCTCATATGAAGGGGATGTTGTTGGCGGTGATGCCGTAGAAGTGGAAGTTGAACATGGTTTATTCAACCCATGCAACAACCCGTCAGACGCATGGCCGATTATTTTGGATGCAAAAATACAAACGTTTTGGCGTGGCGAAACATGGGGAGCAAGAACAATACATACGCCAGTAGTTGAGTGCCAAAACCCTCTCCGCGCTGCGATGATTGTATTTCTTCTGATGCAGGAGCTTCCCAATGTTCCAGCTAATTCAACGGGGTCAGATCTACGCTGACCAGCACGGTTGGCCCGTCATCATCCACAGTTGCACTTCTCAAATAGTCCGCTACTGGCGACAGGGCCGGATTAACACCGCGTCAATAGACCGTTTTAACAATGATTTTGAGCACCTCGATCACCGTGAGGCGACGCAGATACGCGCCGAACTGGAGACGAGCGAGCATATCAAATCGCTGCGCGCCCAGCGTGCGGCATGAGGAGACATTATGAAGCGTAACGCGGCAGCGCGCCGTCTGCTTGGCATGAACCACTGGCGCAGTAATACGCAGCACATGCAATACGTTTCGTGGCATGTAGCAGCGAGAACAGGAAAACCAGCCCCTGGGTGGATTGCTGTGCGAACGCGGAGTTCTGACTTCTGCTATTTCACCGACTGACGCAACTGATAGCCAGTTATGAGCTGGCTATTGGGTGCGAAAGCACTGCTCCGTTATCCCTTTTGCCCGGCCCCGCGCCGGGTTCTTTTTTGCCTGGAGACACCCATGAACGATACTATCCAACTGGTACCAAATAAATGGGTATCAGAAGAACTACTGATTGCATTAACCGGGCTGACTAAGCATGCAATAAAGTCAGCGCGGGAAAAAAGCTGGCTTGAGGGGCGCGAATATAAGCACTATTCGGGAGATCTTCAGCCTAAAGACAATTCCCCTATCCTCTACAACCGTTTCGAGGTCGATAACTGGGTTGAGAAGCAACGCCCGGCGATCCCACGTCAGAAATCTGCTTAAATAGCCCTGCGTTTAACAACGAGGAAAAGGCATGTCTAAATATCCAACCGGGGTAGAGAATCACGGGGGCACACTGCGCCTGTGGTTTATATATAAGGGGGTCAGGGTCAGAGAGGGTCTTGGCGTACCTGACACACCAAAGAACAGGAAGGTAGCTGGAGAGCTTAGAACGTCGATATGCTACGCAATAAAGACTGGTAACTTCGTTTACTCAGCCCAGTTCCCTAACTCGAAAAACCTGCAACGTTTCGGCGAGTCGATGCAGGAAATCACTATTGGTGAGCTGTGCAAGAAGTGGCTGGTTCTGAAAGAGATGGAAGTGGCCGAATCGACAATGATCACATATGGAAGAGTGACAGAAAACGTCCTGGCTGTTCTGAACCATTTAACTCTGGTGTCATCGGTAACAAAGGAGAGGTTACTGGAACTGAGGAGGGAGCTTCTTACCGGTTATCAGACACTGAAGAAGGGGCACAAGACAGTAAAAAAAGGCCGATCATCTGTCACGGTAAACAACTATATGACCGTGATGTATGGCCTGTTTCAGTTTGCAGTTGAAAATGGGTATATCTCAAGGTCACCAATGACCGGTATGTCTCCGCTCAGGGAGTCTCGCCCAGACCCAGATCCAATCACCAGAGACGAATTCCCGCGCCTTATTGATGCTTGCCATCATCAGCAGAGTAAAAATCTGTGGGCAATCGCTGTTTACACCGGATTGCGGCCGGGTGAATTATGCGGGCTGGCCTGGGAAGATGTGGACTTAAAGGCAGGCACTGTAACGGTGAGAAGAAGCCTGACACAAAAGGGAAAGTTTACTCTGCCGAAAACAGATGCTGGTACCAACCGGGTAATTCATCTGATCACCCCTGCCCTCGATGCCTTCAGGAGCCAGTACGAAATGACCAGGTTATCACAGGAGCATAACGTTCAGGTTCAGTTGAGAGAGTACGGGAAAAAAGAGCAGAGCAAATGCACTTTCGTCTTTCTGCCTTCTCTGACTGCCAGAGCAGGCAATTTCGGAAAACACTTTTCAATTAACTCTATCGGGAATTCGTGGGATGCCGCAATGAAAAGAGCTGGTCTTCGTCACCGGAAGTCGTATCAGTCAAGACACACCTATGCCTGCTGGTCACTTTCTGCCGGGGCTAACCCAAACTTCATTGCTAACCAAATGGGCCACGCAGATGCTCAGATGGTTTTTCAGGTTTACGGTAAGTGGATGGAGGAGAACAATCTGGATCAGATAGCAATGCTGAGTTCTAAATTAAGTGAGTTTGCCCCAACCATGCCCCAAAGAAACAGGCCCGCTGCATAATATCCTTATATATCCTCTACATAACCCACTTAGCGCTGAAAATCCATAATATCCAGCACTTAAAGAAGGTTCTGAGTTGAGGTGAGTTAAAAGCAGGTCTCAAACAAAGCATTAGCGCAAGATGAATCACTACCTTCAGAGGTTTTGAGTTGTTTCGCGCTAATTTTTTGCCCCATACATGCCCCATCACACCACCCTGTCATCCTGCATCACGCTGTTGATGAAGAACGTCACCCGCCCCATCACCTCAACCTCTTCCGCAGCCTCCCCCTCTATCGCTTCACCATCATCACAAATCAGCGCCCTGCCCATGACTCTGGCAAACTGAGTCCGTCCGCCGCTGAGGATTAGCAGAACCTGATTCTGTACCAGTCTGGTGCACGGCTCGATAACCGCAAAGCAGAGGAGGTTTCGAGGATGCGGCTTTCCATGCCGATCCCGCAGATAATTTCCGGAGATAAACGCGGTGCTACGAAATCAGCCGCCGGTGAAGGAAATCCCATCAGTGCACCCTCCCCATATTGCGAAGGATCCAGTAACGGTTGCCGCTGCCGTCCGTGCTCTTATCGGCAAAGCCGGGCTGATAACGCTGGATCCATGAGTTGGCATCGGACTGACTGAAATGCCAGTGCCTCTCCTGCAGTTCGGCGATGAATTTGTCTGTATGCAGGCAGAGATAGCCCTTCGGGTTTTGCTGTATGGCCGCAATAAAAGCGGCACGAATATCTGGTTGACGAGGCATGAACGAACCCTCATTCGCACATTGACTGTATGCATATACAGTAGTATTTTTATGAAAACAGATCAAGCACAGGCAATTTTCACTTAAGAGGGGATCGGTATGTTTGTTGAACTGGTTTATGACAAGCGAAATGTTGAAGGGCTAGAAGGGGCCAGAGAAATTATTCTGGCCGAGCTAACGAAGCGGGTGCATCAGATTTTTCCTGATGCCGAAGTGAAGGTGAAGCCGATGCAGGCAAACGGCCTGAATAGCGACGCCAGCAAAAGCGATCGGGAAAAACTGAACCGCATGCTGGAGGAAATGTTTGAAGATTCTGACATGTGGCTGACCTCTGAGTCACCTACTGTTCGCCAGGTTGGGCTTTAACTATCTATCGTGTAATATTCCCCGCGTTTGCTCGGGCATGAACACTGAGCAACCAGCCGCCGCCCGTTCTTTCTTAAGACGGGCGGCGGTTTTCTTAGCAAAGCCGTTTCAATATGCTGTCTTCAGGCATATCAAGCTCCACCCTGTTTTAGCTCATCAACCTGTTTACTAAGTTCTGCCACCTTTGCGTTAAGTGCCTTGATGGCGGCTAGGGCATCCATAAGCAATGGGTTAAGGTCAAGGGTCATTTTGCCCACTCCCTCGGCGCTGTGAACGTACTGCGGGTCAATCTTCTCAACCTGCTGCGCGATTACACCACGGCGTACTGCTTCACTGTCGTCATCCTTATACCTGAACGATACGAACTCCATCGCATCGATGTTTGCCAGCGCGATTTCCGTATCAAGTTCAGTGATATCTTTCTTAAAGTTGATATCAGATGTCCCAACCGCCTGCATTTGCGTCCACGGTATTGTGGATGATGAGGTGTTCATTGCAGATGCGGCGAGGTTTCTTACAAAAAGGTTACCGGATACTCCTGTGAAGATTTGCTGACGCCGGGTTGGGTCATATCCGCATACTATTCCTGAGCCCGCTTGCGGTGCCCAGGTACTCCCTGAACTATCTACGCCATAAAACCCTGACTCGGTATTCCCCAAAACGTTCATGGAGGGTGTTCCGAAACCAAAATACCCCACGCCCAAGACATTCCCCGTACTTGACCCTACGTCTTTGGTAGCCGCACTTCCTAAACCAAAGTTTGCGCGAGCATCTGCGGCGTTTTTCGCACCAGTGCCACCCTGGCCAACGCTGAGCGCGGTAGTCAGCCCGGAAAGGCTGGTGATGTCGCTGTTTGCCCCTTTCTTCGCCAGCGATTTCTGGCCCGGTACCGTGACGGCCACACCGTTAATTGTGATGGTGACATCTGTTGTACCGTTCATCACATCAGCGAAACCGCTCATGTAACGCTGGTACATCGTGAAGGTTTCAGCAATGTCCTGCGCCAGGCCATCCACGCTCAGACTGTCGCTAAGAAGAATGGCGTATTTTGTTCCTGCGGGGATAGCAGGGCTTGCCGCTGGCGTAACGGTGAGACTGGTTGCGCTAACGATGGCGGTAATCTGAAAAACCTGCACTGGACTGGTCATTGCAATAACTGTGCAGCCGTTGCGGATCAGAGAGCCTGCGGCGGTAAAATTAGTACCTGTGCCGGTGATATTGTTACCACTAATAGCAATGGTGCCTGTTGTGTAAATCATGAACTACCTCACGATAATAACGATCGTTACTGGCGATCAATAATGTAAAATTGATCGCCTATATCAATCTGACTATTTTTTAAACTTGAATAGAATGGATATTCCCGCTCATACAGGAATGTAAAAATGAAACGATTATTTGCTGCAGCACTTTTGCTGCTGGCTGGCTGTGCCGATAAACACACAGATTACGCATTTAAAATGGATTATCCGGTGGATGCAGCGCGTCTTTCTCTCGGTGGTGATATTCACGTGAATATCGACTGCGCCACGAGGGAAATGAAGGTTATTTCAGACAGCAGCAATGGAATATTCAGCCGCCATGTTAATAAACGTCTGAGTAATATTTGCTATAAAAAAACGGATAAGCTTGACGTAGTTTATCGCTTCGACTCAGCGAAAGGTGTCAGACAAAATATGATCGCGACGCAATATCCACGTGTCCCGCCTGTTTCAAATACCGACAAACTGAGCGACAGGGATTCTTAATCCTCGCCCCTGCATCGTCTGGCTCCAGCTGCGCTGATTTTTAGAAATATACCTCCCCTGCAGCTGTGAGCCCGTCCACTTCAGCACTATCCCTGAATAACCGACCACCTCCCCGTCATCGCTGAGATTTCCAGGGCAGTTGTTTACCAGAATCCACGGATTAAAGCTGAGGCTCACCGAAAGAGTGTTGTTCTGCAGGTCATAGTTCGCCGGCACATCAAAGAACCCCACAACACGGGGCATTTTTGAGGCTGAAGCCGCGCTCCAGATGAGATTTCCGGCACTGTCGAAGACATCAAGATACCCGCTTTGCATTCCTATGTTGCGTGCAGTGCGGATCATACTTCCCGCGTTATCTTCCAGCAGGTCTGCGCCGGGCATCCCGTATCTGTTTGCCCCAAGCTGCAGCCATCTTAATCTTCCGTCATTCCAGAATGCAGGTTGAGTTATACCTAGTGTACTACCGTCACCAAATGGGCTATCAACACGGTAAAAGCCTTTATCGGTTACGGCACCCAACGCACGTTGATCATAAAAAAGGGTGGACCGGTTTTGCGAGTCCACCAGTAATTTCCCGTCGCTGTTGTAAACTTCGAATCCGCTCATTGAAAGTTATACACCTCCACATTGAGTGTGATCGCAGGACTTCCGGTTGTTGGTAAATAGTACGCAGTAAAACCGCCATTATAGGCTCGGCAGTGGTATTCGTTGACGGTGGGCCCAGTCGACACAATCGAAATGAATGAGCCATCCTGGGTTATCCCGGCGAAGGAAACGTTCTTCGACGTTTCCCCCGCAGCGAATGTTACAGAGGTGCTTCCGATATACCGGATCGCATAATCGCTTAAATCAACCGCAATCAACCCTGCACTATCCCAGCATTGCAAACCCTGTGGCATTACCATAACCCCATTCTGACACGCAGCACGTTATTGCTGTCATAGATACGAATGAGAGTGCTGGTTATCAGCATCCTCCCGCCCCCGGCCACGCCGTTAATTTCGAACGTTCCTCCCTTATCAAGCTTCCATCCTGCAGAGCCAGCCACATAGTTATTCGACTGGATGTAGTTGCCGATTTTGGCGTTCTCAATGGTACCGTCCTGGATGAAGCTGGCTCGGATGAATGTCTGCCCATTCTGGATAACAAAAGGCAGAGTTACTGCGCCACCAGCCTGGCTCATCACAGCGAAGCGGTCTGCCAGGAACAGAACCTGAGTCTGCATACCCGAAGGCGTATTCTGAACACCAATACCCATTCCCGCTGCGTACTGATTACCATTAGAATCAACAGCGACCTTGATGCTGTACATCGCATTCAGGTCGCCGTTGACGTTCGCAATGGCCTGCGCGTTGGTGGTGATCGCTGAAGTGTGCCCGTTGATGGTCGCCGTAATGCCGTTTATCTGCGTGGCCGTGGCCTGCTGATAATTGGAAAACGTCTGGTTTAGGCTGTTGATTGCTGCCTTGTTGCCGTTCACGTCAGTCTGCAAACTCAGCAGCGAACGCGCTGTTGCCTCCCTGTCGCTTGCCATAACATTATCAATACGATCGATGCTGGCCTTACTGTCACCGTACTGCGCGCTGAGTCTCACCTGCTGATCAACCTGCGCCAGCGTACTCGTTATTAGCGCGATAGCGTTATTCTGAATACCGCCGCTGGCCTTATCAGTTTGTGCACCCAGCTCTTCCAGGCGTGATGCCATTGAGGAATCGAGGTCCGTGACAACCTGGCTAAGGTCAGTGATTGATGCTGTATTCTGAGCACCTACAGCAGCTGCTGAATCAGCTTTGTCAGATGCGGCCTGAGTGGCAGCCGTCAATTGACTTACCGCAGAAGCGCGAGCTTCAGTTTCCGTAGCTAACGCCTGGCGAACATCAGTAATACCCGCTTCATTCTGTGCAGTTTTCGCCTCTAGACGAGTAACATCCGTGACGCGTGCTTCCGTCTCAGTAGCGATCACCTCCCGGAGCTGTTCGAATTTCGCAGAGTTAGCCCCCTGCTGCGCAGTCTGGCGCACAACAACATCAGCAATAGCCAGGGCGTTCCCAATGATTGCTTCTGCTGTCTGCTTATTCGATCCAACCGCCGCTGCAAGACCGTTTGCATTCTCTTTGATTGCATCAGCCAGTTCTGCGAACTTTTCACTGCTCTCCACCGCGCTCTCGATCAGGTCTTTGAACGTATCAGTCTCTTTAATCTCCTCCAGGATTGCATTGGTGATATCACTGAAGTCGTCCGTTGGTTTTCCAGAAGCCTCTACAAAATCAGAAACCCCGAACGCGTTGCGTGTCCGGACATAAACGTAATAGACGTGGTCAAACTTGAGCTTTTGAATGATCCACTGGTTCCCCCTTCCGAGGAATTGAGTTTTGTTCTCAATATCATCGGTTAATGGGATTGGCGTCTCGCCAGCGTACCAGAACTCAAAAGAGGTATCTGATGTTGCCGTTACAGACATAACTGGCACCAGAGTGGCCTGTAATGGTCCGGGTATCCACTGAACCGAGTTCGGGGGCTTAGGCGCTCCGATAATCAGGCTTACCTGAGTCTCAGCGCCTTTCATCCCGTTTTCATTGCGCCCACGAACGCCGAGCGTGTAGCTACCGGCAGCAAGGCCGTAAAACTCATACCGGAACTGGTCAGTTTCGTACTGAGATACCAGCTTCCCATCAGCACTGTAGATGTACAGCTCAAACACCAGCTTTTTAGTAGTGGTTGCCGTCTCCCACGTTGCTGTAACCTGGACGGTCTCGGTGTTTGTGTTCAGGATTCGCAGGTTTTCCACGTTAGGCACGCGGTAGCCGTTCAGCGTATCGCTGGGAACTTCAAACACTGCACCCTCGTCAACGATGGCTTGTTTGTTGGGGTCGTGCAATGAGGCCGTTATGCTGTATACGGAGTTGTTTTCCGTTTCGGCAACGCTCAGTATCCGGAAAAGGCGAATCGCAACGCTTGCGGTTGAAATGGCAAATACAGTTCCCACCCTCACCCATTCAGGTTCGTTTTTGAGTGTGACGTTGTTTCCGTTAACGCCATCAATCTCATAGCGAGAGAACTTTCCGTCCCTCCCCATAATCGACATAGTGGAGCCGTCCGTTACTACCGAGGAATCAACAACGTCAACCGTTATCACCCTCCCGGAATGAGAAACAATTCTCCCCCCGAGGCGAGTTCCTGCGTAGTCATTATCCATGACCTCAACGATATCACCCGGCGTGAAGTGGATAGCATCGCGTGCCATCTGGAAAGACAGTCTGCTGCTTTCACGCTTTGCTGTTTCCAGCAGCCATTTACCTGCCCGCCATGCCTGTCCGCGAGAGGTGCAGCCAAACGCCTCCAGAGTGGTTTCGTTGTAGTTCCCTTTGGCTATCATCTCATCGTCGGAAACGTACTCTTTCACCTGCTCCCATCCGTTGTCGGGGTCAGTCCAGGACACTACAACCGCATTGTATTTCTCTGAACGTTTCACGGAGCTACGCTTGAACTCGCCATCAACCACGTTAGCATTCGTGATTGTCGCAATCGGATCCTGCGGCGCGTCAAGCATGACAGACAGTCGCATCCCGTCCCACAGCGCTATACCTCGAAACATGCTCGCTATCTTGTCGAGAATGTCACGCGCACTCGCCTGCTCGGTAATATAGGCATTCAGCGTCATCCTTGGCTCCTGCCCGCCGTAGCCATCGTTAACAAGCTGATCGCAATACTGTGAGAGGACGTACAACGCACCGTCATCTACATCGATATAACCGGCACGCTTCGCCAGGCCAAAACGGGTATTCTTCGCCAGTTCACGGAACTGCCACGCCGGGTTGTTAGTCCACGCTTTTTTGAATCCGCCAGTCCACAACCCCGAGTAAGTTCTGGCAATCGGATCGTAGTTGTCAGGAACGTCCACAATCAGGCCGCGAAGATGGTATGTGCGACTAGGGGTATCGGTGTACTGGTCACGGTCAATAACCGCACCCGCAATAGCGGAGAACGGATAGTTCAGGTTATCGTCGGTGATCTCGCTGTAGCTGTTCCAGATGGTGCCGTTTGACAGCAAATCACTGGTGCTGTCCGGCGTAATTCGACGCACACGGATATCGAACGGTTTAGTTTCCGGCGCGTCAATCAGGTGTGCTTCAAGATATTCACCTGAGATTTTGCCTGTAATGGTGACGGTCTTTACTATTGCAAACCCGCCCGCTCCAGATCTGGTCTCCAGAACCAGAGTGACTGAAGTGTTCTTCTGGTTTCCTTTGGTGTCCTGCTCTACCAGTCCGGTGACACCAACGTTAAAACGAACGCGGGTTACATCCTGATCCGTAATAGTGCGTACCAGAGGTGTATCGTAGGTGACTTCCGTATTAACGATGGTTGTTGCTTCGATTGCAGAGAAGCCGTTAATCGGTAACTGACTCTCTGAGCCAGGCCGCCATGCCACACTGACGCCATTCACACTGACGTTTCCGTTTGCATCGGTAACAGACGTTTTGTTCAGTTTGAATGAAGAAAGGTGTTCCTGGTCTACCGGCCCGTATATTGGACCTTCCGAAATAAGATCGAGCACCCTGTAAAATTGTTTTGATTTGAGGTTATCGTCGATGAGTTTCGGGGTTGATGCTTTACCGCCGCCTGAAGACATAGCGCCACCTTAGCTAATTGATTCTGTCCAGTCCTGGTTGTTACTTGTGTCAATACCGAGAGAAATGACGTTCGAGCCGACTTCCATTTCCCCAAGGAGGATTGGCACCGGGCGCCCTTGCCCGACACGGTTTTCCGCACTGGTAAATGAGTTATTCGTTAGCGTGTTTGTCTCAGCCGCTTCCGCTGACGTTTTAGTTTTCATGTTGCGGGACATGTAGACCGAGTACGCAATTGAAGCCACGCTGACGGCAACCGCAATCCATGCCGCAGCAGCGGCAGTGAGAGCGCCTTCAACTACCGGCACAAACAGGACTACAGAACCATCTTTCAGGTGGCGATCCAGATGCCATTGCATAGCCGATGCCTCAACATCCTCGCCCGCTATTCGGAGCCGAAGTTTTGTATTGAGGAATGCTTTTTTGAATTCGTGATTCTGGGCAAGAAGCAGACGCAGTCCCTGCGCCGGCGTGTCTACGTTCAGAGAGATTTGGCGGTAAAATCGGCGTAAATTGCCCGCAAATTTAAAGATGAGCACTGTTCATGTCTCCATATGGAATGCATCTGCTTAACGTATGCCGGGCGCATTGGTTCTCTCCGGCTAAGGTGTCCGGCATGGTCGTGGTGAAGCACCATGTTTTCTTCGAGGAGGATCATTGCGTGGCAAGGGTCAGCGCCGGGGAATGGTTGCCTGATGATGACGTCACCAGGTTGCGCTTCGCCAGGCGATACCTGGCGGAAGCCATTGAGCGGCATGTTGTTCAGATAGAGATTTTCACCTCGTAACCACCACCCGTTAGTGCGCTCAAAATCAGGCAGGTCAATGCCGCACAGGTGATATGCGTCCCTGAAAAGGGTGTAGCAGTCCATGACGCCATGTTCGAACCTGCGCCCCAGCAGGAATGATACGGACCTGAATTTCAGAATTCTGCCACCGCACGCCAGCCACCACGGAAGCCCTGTAACCTCCTGCATCTGACGATCAGCGCCAGACAGGAACGGTACGTTTTGTGGGTGCGAGTGAAAGACCGCCGTCACCTCTCCTGCTTCCTCGGCCGCCAGCCAGTCATCATCACTGATGCGGAAATGCTTGCCCGGTTCGGGGTGCGCGTTCCGACAGCGGAACAGCCGATCGCCATCAAGGATTAAGCCGCACACTTCATCCTGCGACGATGCTGCATAATCGAGTAATTCTTGCATCAGGAAACCTTCTGAGAGCCAGGGAAGCTGCTGATTGGCATTGGTTCCGGTCGCGGATAACGGAAGCGGCAGCCGCTACGACGGTGAGAGCACTTGTCTTTCGCCGGATCCGTGGTTGGATTGTCGCGCTCATCTGCAACAGGCGGCCCGTCATATCCGCATCCGACGCCGCGATACTGCCACTGGCACACATCGGCGAGAATAGTACGAGCCGGGATAATGGCGTTGTCGCAGTCAATCGGTGTCGCCAGCGTATAGGTCACCTGCTCGAACGTCTCTTCCGTCATCTCTTCAACGACGTAGCGGGAAACTGCTTCCTGCGTCGGATCTGCGTCAGGGTTACCGTTCGGGAAGTTCACCGCGTCCAGGTACTTAACCGGTACCTGACGCCGGGTGATAACCACTCCCAGCATGTCATCAAAGTCATGGTTGATACCCGTCAATAAGCCGGTAACGTTCGCCACCGCCATTGACGGGCGGGCATATGTTCCTTCGTTCTTTGACTCGAATCCTTCCACTGCTATCGGGTACGCCTGGTACTGGTTACCTTTCCAGATAACATTGCCGTAATAGCCGTTTGTGCCTGAATGGAACCTGATAAGGTCGCCACCAAAGGGTTGCAGGTCAGCTTCGAACAAATCGATGAATGCGCCTACTCCGGCGTCAACGCTGTCGATAATCAAATTTGCTGGTATGTCGCGCACGGCAAACTCCCATAAAAAAAGCCACCCGGAGGTGGCCTGTCGTTAATCCCATTCTTCGTGTGATGCAGCATCATCCAGCGCATGAGCTATCACTTTCTTTTGCCAGTCAGTGAATGACGGCCATGCGTCTTTGAGCTGTGGTGTAATGTAGCTTCGCCAGTTATGCGGCCCCAAAACCGCTTTAAACTCTGGAGCATCCCAGTCGTCCGCCTCGAATCGGCAACACCTTTCAACATCATCAATTTCACGTTGCTTCTTTTCTTTTTCACTTAGCACAGGTTGCTTTGCGAAAGGCCTGCAAATTACAGCTCCATGCAGCAATTTAATCATCGTGGCACCTGCTCAAACGTGGCCGTCAGTTCAAACAGCGGCCCGGTCTTTGTCATATTCCAGGAGCGGCAGACAAAAAGCGCCTGCACTCCCGTATCAGATGGCGTCCAGTAGAACGCTTCTACCGCCATTCGAGCCTTGAGAAATGCCTCAGCATCCTTCGCGGGGTTGCTACGGCACACCCCGCTGACGCCGCGAAAGGTGAGTGAGTATTTATCTATTAACGGGTTGATACCCTTCACCTGTCGCTGTTCGTAACCGTCACCGAGTTTAACGACGGCTACGTTCGGCGTTCGCTCAACGGAGTAGGCTTTCTGCGGTGTCCATGTGAATGTTTCTGGCACAATTACCTCCGTAATAAGCCGTTAGGGCGCTGCTGGTCGCGGATAGTATTAAGGCTCACCTGCTTCATCATCTGCGTCATCTTCGCCATAGTCGCATCGTCTATGCCGCCGGTGGTGTTGATTTCAAAGGTGATGTGCTGAACCACACTGCTTCCCCCACCCGCCTTATCAGCCGATATCACCTTCCCTGACTGGTTCGGGATGAACATCTGCTGACCACCAGCAGTCTGGAAGATTTCAGAACGACCATCCTCGTTGACTCGATAGGCGTTGCCAGCAGATACCGTTCCGCCGTAGCGACGACCGCCAGCAAGAGCCATTCCCTTCGCCGCTAATAGCGATTCTGCGTACGCAGCCTGTCCCACGGCAGCAGCACTACCGTATGTTGCGATAGATGCACTCATAGCTGCTGGCGCCCATGCAGATGCAGCGGCGGTAGCCTGAGCCATTGTCGATGCCAGTGATGCAGCAGCAGCGGCCTGACCCATTAACTGGCTCTTGACCCACTCGATCCCCATTTGCACCAGACTACCAACAACACTATTGAGGATTGTTGTGCCGATGTTGGCAAAGGATTCTTGCAGGCTTTGGGTGCCGTTGATAAGGCCGGTAATCGCGTTGGTTGCGCCCCCCTGTAAGGAATCGATTGCAGAGCCAAGCATGTTGTTGATCTCGCTCTGCTGCTGCCATTCCTCCCACATTGCGGCCATGCGTTTCTGGTGATACTGATCTTCAATCCCTGCTCGGACAGCTTCAGCCTCTGCAATCTTCTGTGGGTAAAGTTGCACATACTCATCAAGCTGTGCCATTTGCTGCGCGTAGATGTTATCTACTGCGGCAACTGGTGATACCTGCCCCTGTAGCCCGGTAAAGTTTTGACCCGCCTGTGTGCGCTTCCTTTCCTCTTCCGCCGCCGCTTTGGTTGCCTGCTGTATTTTCCATATGGATTCCGCTTGCTGTTCAGCTTTGGCAATCTGCTCTCCTGATGCTTTGTTTCCAAGAGCAACTACAGCGTCGTATTTCGCTAACTCGAGAGAGCCATCGGCATAACCAGTGTTCAGCCGATCGAGTGCGGCTTGTTGGCGGGTAAGGGATTGGGCGGCTTCATCAGATGATTTTGTTTCCTTATTAGCGTTCTTCCTTGCAGCGGTAACACGCTCTGTTTCAGCATACACATTTTGCAGCACCCCAACGAGCTTATCGCCCTTGGCGATTCCGGCATCCTCTGCATCATATTGAGCCTGTAATCTCGCCCTCGCCTCACCTTCCAACTTTGAGAGTGCAAGGCGGCGTTCAGCGTTCTGGATTAACTTTTTGGCTTCCGGTGACTCTTCAGGTTCCGCTGGCTGATCTTTCCCAACGCTTGCAGCTTTTTTGTTGAGCGTGTCCAGCACCTGAATAGTAGATGCCATCGCAGATATAGCAGCTTCACTCGCTCCTGGTATTTTGTTGCGCAAGTTATTAGCAAGAATGTTGAATGCCTCTTCGGACTCTCTCGCCTTTTGATTTAACTGCTCCTGAATAAGTGATTGCTGTTCGGTGGTGCGGTTTAGTTTATCAGTGGCATCGCTGACATCCCTTTTTCTTTGGTTTAATGTTTGCAGCCATTCGTTGGCTTTTTTTACATAACCGTTGTTTTTATCCTGTTCCACCCCGAATTGTTTTGCCAGGCCACTGTATTTGTCATATTCAGTCTGAGCATCCCTTACCGAATCATTCAGGTCGTCTATACGATCCTTTTGCGCCGCGACAGATTTTGCTACATCAGCAAGAGTGCCAGTAAGTTGCACCTGATTCATCTCTTTCATTTTGGCAATAACGCCATCGAGTGAATCTGCGTAATTAATCGCCTCTTCTTTAGCCTGCTTCGCGCTTTGCCACCAGTAAATCAGCGCAGATGCAGCAATCATCACGATTCCCGCCGGTCCACCAAGAAGAGACATCGCTCCGCGTAACAACCCCATGCCTATGGATGCCGCTCTTGCAGCAGACGCTGCTTTTGCTGTAACTGCTGCCTGCGCTGATTCGGCCTGAGCCAGAGCTATAGAGGCTGCACGCGCTCTTGATTTTTCTGCCGTTAAAGCAGTAAGAGCCGTCATTTCGGCATTACTGCCTTTTGCCACATTATATTCAGCCTGCGCCAGCGCGACGGCAGAAAGAGCGGCCTCTTTGTCAGCCACCGCCTTTCTTCTTGTTGCATTCGCTGCAATCAAAGCCGCCTGCGCCGCCTGGCTTTCTGCTGTAACCATCTGCCGCGTTGCGGATACTGATTGAACTTTGCTCGCAATAGCTGTGTTTAACGCTCCCGCATATCGTCCAGCCATTACCAGAGCAAACGCCTTGGCAGCAATGGTGGCAGTGTCAATTAGGCCAGCCATGCTTTCTGAGTCGCGCCCAAACTCAAGGATGACGTCAGCGGCACTAATCAGACCGTTGGTGAACGTCTGGAGGACGCTGGTTTGCCCCTCAAACGATACCAGTATTTCAGTGATGGCCGTCTTAATCCTTACGCCTGCGTCCGTCAGGTTGTTGGACATGCCTTTAGCCGCTGACGCATTGGAATCAAGCGATGCCTTCAACCCTTCCGTAAGTTGCGATGCCGTCAGCTTGCCAGCAGATCCAAGTGCCCTGATTTCCGCCGTAGTTTTACCACTGGCGGTAGCAATATCACCAATAACGGACGGGATGGCGGCGATTATGGTTTCCCACGAATCTGCCTCAACCTTGCCCTTGTTGATGGATTTAGAAAACGCACTAATAGCATTATTAGCCCGATCTGCACTTGTTGCGTTCTTAACAAATGCAAAAGACATTGAGTCCTGAACATCAAGCGCCTGTTGGGTTGAATATCCCATACTGCGGAGGCTATCAGCAGTTGTGATATACAGTTCCTGAGCTTCAGATAGTGAACGATAGGTGTCGTTAGCGGTATTGAGAAGTCGTTTCTGTACACTCTGAAACTCTTCCTGGCTGGAGGTAGCCATTTGTACCCGCTCTGACATTTCCTGATAACTCTGCACCATCCTCGCCATTTCCCGGAGAGTGCCAGCAGCAATAACCAGCTTGAGTGTCGATGCAAGTTTTGTTAACCCCGTATTAAGGGCATCAGCAGATTTATCGGCCTTTTTGAATCCTGACTCCATGCTGTTGGTGACATTAACCACCTGCTTGTCAGCACGCAACAGTTGAGCGGTATCAGCCTTAATCACATATTCAATATCACCGACGTTCTGGGTCATACCAATTTCTCCGGGCAATAAAAAACCCAGCGAGTGCTGGGTTTTTATTAAGATGGTGTTTTTATTTCCACTTACAAGCCTGTGATAAATTTTCCAAAACTTTATCAATTTCTGACAGGTCAAATTCAACTACTTGCATCGTGGTTCCGTAAGGTTCAAAACCAAATATTACTTTTTTATGTTTAGCCAATTCCTTTATAAATTGTATTGGCTGCGGAGCAAATGCCGCATCACCGCCTTCCCCGCCACCCCACGTTTTCTTAACTGGTTTTCCGTCATCAAGTCGCATTGTTATTCTTGGGCTATCTGACCCCATATAGTCGCTGAATGATAAATAGACATCCGTCTTATTGTCGCTGCAACGCAGTACGAGAGTTGTCTCACGGGTTGAACCCGCTTTGTTGTAGGTGTCAGGCGATGTATTAAGAGCCACGAAGTCAGTCTGGTCAGTCATCTTATTTGTCTCTGACTTGGTAATCCACGAACCGACTTTCTCTACACCAGCGTTTGCAGAAAACGATGCTCCAATGACTAAAGCTAAAATAAGTCTTTTCATATCCCTATTCCCATCAGTATAGAATCGGACTAATCCTAGCAGGGATTTGCGTAACGACAAAACCCGCAGTTAAGCGGGTTCGGATGTGCGCTTCAATCAGGCAGATTTGGTTGGAAGGTCGTTACGAATCTCTGGCTTCTTGTCGCAGGTAGTGCTGGAGAAATTGTTCTTTGATACCCACTGCCAGTTGAACGGATAGCCGGCGCGATACTGGGTCTGGTTGGCTACTTTGCGAACTCCGTAAATCTGCACGGTGGTATCTTGCCCGCCGAGCATTGCCACAGCCTCACAGATCGGTTCCTGTTTCTCCATGATTCCTGCGCAACCAGCGAGGAGTGCAACGCAGATCGCAATAATTGGTAGTTTTTTCATTCCTTTATCCCTCTACGCCATTTTAGGCATTATCCTATAGCCATAGACTAAATGAGTAAACGACAACCACCCCCTCAATCTTTGTGGTTTTCAAATGCTCTATCACCGATTTTCCGCGCCATTGCGGATCTCTGATGGCCGTCAGTTTTCTGGCGGCTTCTTTTTCTCAGTAAATACCCGGCAAATACATTTGTACCTCATCAGCAACGCGATCACGCGCTGCATGGAGTAGCTTTTTGCGTCCGCCAACTCCCCACCGGGCCATCTGGCTGGCGCACTGACTGATCGCTTTGGTTTCGGTGTTAATAACGTGGTCGATTTTGTTGAGACGGGACATGGCACTGATGCCATTTCGGATCACCATCTGAAAGGTTTGGTACACTTTTATTTCGAATTCAACACTAAGCCATGCGGCATAGCGAATCGCCACCAACTCTAACCCCCATATACCAGGCTGAGCACCACCCTTGATAATCTTGACCGAAGCTATTTTTGTAGCTTTGGTCAGTTCTTGCGCAAACTTTTTAATTTGCCCACTTTTGATGAAGTTACTTGGCCTCTGTGATTCCGTGGCTTTGCCCTCAGCCACTGCGGCAGCGTGAAGATCATTGAGGTTGTAGCGCCCTTCGTCATCAACGCGAACGGAAACTCCGTTTACAGATACGGTTGGATAGTGCATGAGGTTTACCTATAGAAAGTGAGCCTGTCACACAGAGATAGCCGCCCCAGAGTACAACTAACTCTCAGGCTCGCTTTCTGTAGGCTCTAGGATTATAACGTGCGCGTGTGAAGCGCGTTGGTTTTATTGCGGATACAAAAAAGCCCCGCTATTGCGAGGCTGGTTGTGTTGCTTCGAAGGAGATTAATGCGGGCCGTTCCGTTGCGCGTCGATAGCCAGCATTTGCTCGGCCCAGTCCATAACCTCGTCGTATTTCTCCTGAGTCGGCACTCTGGCTTTCTCTTTCTGCGGGAACTTGGCATTCATGGCGGCGCGGAAGCTGGTCATTGTCATGTTCCAGGCATCAGACTCGCTCATGCCGAGGTGAGCAACAGCGGTGTAGACGAATGACCGTACATCGAATTTGTCACTGTATTCGCCTTTTTTTCCTTCGAAATCCTCCGGCGGCTGATCGCCCATTACGCCATGCAGAATCAGGTGGCGGGCAAGCTGGATAACATCCTCGATTGGGATAACCCCAGGCTTGAACAGCAGCCGTCCTTCTGCGTTCACCGAGTACGAACCAATCACCTCTGCAATATCACCCTCAGAGCAATTCCGTACTACGTTTGCCGCAGATGCTGCCATTTCAGCAAAGCATCGGGCATTGGCCGCCTTCAGGATTTGAGTATCGGAGATTCGGTGTTTCGGGTAATGCCCGGCATGAACCTTCACGAAAGCATCAACAATCTGTTCCGGCGACCCAATACGAGACATGGCGAGGAATGACGGGTTGAGGAATATCTCTTTGCCCCCAGAGCGGACAATGGCCTGGCCGATATCGGTTATTGCTTTCATGAAACCTCTCAAAAAAAATGGGGCCGAAGCCCCTGGTGTCAGGCTGCGTTGACAACAACCGTCGCAGTACCGGATGTGACGGTACCCGCCGTGGTGGATGACACCTGGCAGGTGTATGAGCCAGCATCACCAGCAATCACACTCGCTTTGGTGTACGTTGCGGATGTTGCACCTGAGATATCACTGCCGTTTTTCTGCCACTGGTAAGCCAGCGTAGAACCATCAGAAACCGTCGCGGCAACTGACAGGTTCAGCGCGTCACCTACGGTCAGTGTGCGGTTTTGCGGCTGAGTGGTAATGGTGATTACCGCGCCAACATCACGCACGTCAACCTGACCGGCACTGGACGCTTCGACAGACCAGGTGGCAACGTCGTCGTGCGGCGCCTCATCGCCCCATGATGTCACCATGAACGGCCCTTCGGTGATATCGTTCGGAGAGATGATTTTGAACCACACATACGGCTGGTTGCTGGTCTCTGCTGGCGGGTTGTAGACGTGACGCTTAAGCGCGTTCTGCGCATAAACATCCTCTTTGCGGGTCACACCGTCACCTGAGAACGAAATGTTCTTGTAGGTAACGAGGCTCTCCTGAGTAAATGCAGCGCTCATGTCGCCGGTCGCATCTGCGGTTTCCCACTCTGCATTTACTGTTTTGCCGCGCATCATGCCGAGTCGGCGGTAAGCGCTGGCGGTGGGTTGTACTTCAGGGCATCCAATCGCGTAATAAACGACGACGTCGCGCCCGGTAAAAGCGCCCGATTCACACGCCATAGTGATTTATCTCCGTGTTATCTGGAAATGATGGTTTGAAAGGAAATATCGAAGAGGTAACGCCCTTCTTCGGTCTGGATGGCGGTGATGCCGCCTATTGGCTGCATCGAAATGATGCATTCGGTTTTGTAGTCGTCGATCATCGCCTGGCGGATGGCGTCGGCGCGGTCTTCAACATGGTTAATATCGCTGTCGTTCTGACCTGACAGGAGGAGGATGCGGAAATAATCGCGGGTTATCGCTTCTTCTGGCTTGCCGCCACCGTTCTGCTGGATGACAAGGTATCTTTCCCCCTCGGTATTCTCCAACTCATTCCAGAATCGCTTCTGGACGCGATAACCAACATCAAAGCCATGCGACTGCAACCACGCTCTCAGCGCGTCATACACTTCGCTACGCGTCATACTTTGTACCCTTGCTTGATGATGGCCTTAATCTCGTTGAGACCGTCACGCTCAAAGCCTTTGGTCAGGAACCCCGGCTCGGCATCGGGATCCCAGTAATTCCCCTTCCCGGTGCCGCCGCCGAATTCTTTTCCAGCGCGAGTTCTTCCGAAGTGTCCACGCGGCTGACCTTTTAGCTTACCGGACATACCGTGAACGGCGGCAGCGTATGCAGCCGTGTACCCGACCTTTCCCTGCATCCCGCCGGGCATTGGGTCAAGCTTTCTGTACTGGCTGTTGATAAGCGTGGATGTGTCAATGGGAGTAAGTAGCGCAGCGTGAGACGATCCGACAATCATGACCCCAGTCAGCACTCTTTCTGTGCGTGGCCCGGCAATTTCTGCCAGCACCTTGCGGGTGTTCATCTGAACACGCTTGATACCTTTTACGGGCATGATCCCCTCACGTCAGAATTTTGTAGTCTGGCTCCTCGCCGAATGGTGACATATCCCATTCCGTCACCGCCTTGATGACGTTTGCACCAGCTTTCAGCGGATCGGCCTGTGCCGTTGTGTCACCTCTGGCGATATACCAGTCACGCTTCGGCATGGTCGCATCGATGCCATTGCGCTTCAGTTCAGTGAAGAAAATCAGGTTCGTGGTGAACTCTTTCCCGCTGGCATCTACCGCAACCTCATTGTTTGCCGTCCAGGTGCAGTCAATCAGGTAGGGGGTTCCGGTTGTCCAGGTGCTGTTCCAGTCGTCGTAGACGCGCGGGTAAACAGTGGCAACATTGGTATAGCTCCATGCGGCTGTTTCAGACACCGTTATCCTCCCACCGGATCACCTCCGGATTCTCCGCCGCAACCTTCCGGCACAGCAGATACCAGTCACCGTTGCTTTTGACGTATCCGGTAACGCGTTTACCACTGTCGGTCATCACCCAGACTTTGACAAAAGGCTCCGGCAGCCGCTTCTTAACCGATATCCACCCCATCACCGACCCCCGCCACACATGCAGCCACCCCGGCCAATCCATATGCCAGCAAAAGCTGTATTGGTCGGGTCTGGAGGGATGAGGTCATTAGCGCAGCCGTGTTTATCGGTGACGCGCAACAGTGCCAGCGCCCCTTTCCATCGATCGGGAAACGACTGATACCGGAATGAGCGTGACGCACCATTAGGGCCAGTCTGCGAGCTGATATACTTGTCGCCTTGCGCCAGCCCCATAAGCGCCAGCAGATAGAGCTGAATCAGCAGCGCGACTGATGCCGGATAATGCGCATCGAGACACTCCTGTATGCTGTTAGCCTGGTCGACGAGAGCCTGAAGAACAAAATCGGGAATGGAAACGCCCTGACTTTGCAAATACCCCTTCGCCTGTTCGAGAGTTACCATTATCGACTCCGTGAAATACCCCGCCGGAGCGGGGCATAAAAAAACCGCCTTAGCGGCGGCTGTTATTCAGCAGGGAAAAGCTTTTCGAGTTCGCCATCTGGCAACAGCTCACTGAGCTTTTCAGCGCCAAGATTGCCTTTAAACTCGATTCCCAGCTCAGTCAGACGATCCTGGATAACTTCTTTGCGAGATTTCTCACCGGTACCGGCGTCAGGTGTTGCAGGGGTTAAAGCCGCATCAGAGAGCTTAATCACATGAGGCTTCAGCGACGGATGCAGTTTCTCAATTTCAACCACATCACCGACGCTCACGCCATGCCATGCTTTGATTACCTGGTATTTAGCCATGTCGATCTCCTTATGCCAGGTTGGCGGCGTAGACCACGCCGGACAGGCCTTCGCCGTCTTTCTTAATCTGCAAGCCCTCAGCGCTCATAATCTGGAAATTATAATTCGACTGAGGCATCGGGCGTGGCAGAGGGACAACGCCGACGGCCATACCGACCAGCGGTGAGATCACGTCCTGACGACGCTCATAGGCGAGGAACTCATTGCCAGACAGCGCGTAGGACATCTGGATGGACTTCGCAGGAATGAACTTGCTGATCGCATCCAGAACGGTTCCGCTCAACAGGGCATTGGTGCCGGTGTTGATGTCTACCAGATACGGCTTCGCCATGTTTGCCCACACTTCCGGGCTGACCCACAACTTGTCGTAAGCGGTAACTTTGTTGCGGCGAGCCGTCAGGCCGAACGGTCCGGTCGGGCCGAAGAAGGCCAGCAACTGAGCCGGGGTTGCGGTGGTGAGGTCGATATTGGCGCCGCCCGCTCCGCTGCCCAGGTTGATCTTCTGCGTATTGCGGTGGTTTTTCATGCCCTGAGCTGGCAGGCCATCAACAACAATGCTGGAGTCGCCGTTCAGATAGAAGTTGACGCGCTTCTTGTGGAATTTGCGCATCTTCGCGGACTGAGACTCCAGTACCAGATCGATGCCAACAGTGTTCAGGCCAGCAGCATGACGCCAGTTGACGCCGTAACCGGCAGTAAATACCGGGATCGGGTCGCCATCAGAACCGAAGTTCGTGTGGTCGAAGGAATACGACGCCTGGCCATCGATGCTGATAGAAACGTCATCAGCGATATCGCCAGACACGTTATACAGCTTCGCGGTTTTTCCGATAGGCAGCACAGTCTGCACGCCCATCAGGTCATTGACGATTTCCATGCCAATTTCCTGATCGCGCATCTGGATAATCTGGCGGTCAATCTCGGCCCAGAACTCACGGGCGAAGCCACCTACAGCGTTAGCTGCCAGCATTTCCGGGGTCATGCTCTGGCGATATGAGTTAACCATCATGTCGTGATGATGGTTGAAGATGTTGCGGTTGGCCCACAGCTCATTCCAGTGCCCGCGCAGTCGGCTGTTAGCAGCCAGTGTTTCGGGGGTAAAATACATTCTTGCTCTCCTTTACTCGCCGCCGCCGGTTGCCGGTGCAGCTACAGTGCCAACGCGCATGCGCACGCGGATGAAATCGGTAGTGCTGGCGGCAATGGTTGCATCATCCTGGCTGTAGCCGATCACCGAATCGGTATCCGCCGTTGCCTTCGTGAACTTACCATCTGCGCCCAGCTTGATCGGGTCGTCTTTGGCGTAGGTTCCGGCGACGCAGAGCAGCGCCAGCTCGCGGCCTTCTTCGACGTAGTTGCCAACAGCGGAATCACCAGCGGGAACAGCCTCTGTGATATTCAAGCCCTGATGGTAGGCCACGTCGATGATGTAGATGCGACCGGTCAGCGCAGTTGCCTGCGCAAACTGATTGTCGCCATTGATAACAGCAGCCGTGCCGGGCAGCAGTGCTGCGGCGGCGGCGCGGGTTTCGGTCTTGTACAGAGACTGACCGTCGATATTAACGCGGCGATAACGTGCCATTAGTCTGGCTCCTTATTTGAAGTATTCGTCAGGGTTAGGCGCACCGGTTTCTTTCTGCTGCTGTGCAGAGTTGGTGCCCAGCGGCGCGGATTCACCGATTGTTTTAAACATCGCGTCCAGCGCTTCACCTGACAGCGCATTAGCGACAATCTCGCCGTGAACTTTTGCCACCGCTTCACGCTTCGATTTCTCTTCGGCGCGAGAGTTGGCAGTCAGTGTTTCTGTCAGCTTGTCCTGGTTGGCCTGTAGCGCGTCAACCTTCTCCGCCAGAGGCTTAATAGCCTTTTCGGTATTGGTGGCGACGGCCTCGCTAACCATGCTGCCGATTTGTTCCAGATCTTCTTTGGTTAAAGGCATGTCGCCCTCCGTTTTGTGGTTTGGTGCAGGCTGTTCCTGCGGTGTGAAAAATGATTTGAGCTTGTTGACGACGGCAACCCATGAACTCTGGCGCTGAACCTCTGTCCCGGTATCGTCAAAGACAATCTTTCCGCCCTCAGATTTGTATCCGTAAACCTTCGGATCGCCATTGTTGAGGATGATTACGGCCTGTGAGTCAGTGAAATCAGCCACCCAGGCGTATTCTTTCTCGCCGGGAGCGAATTTATCTTTCGCAGCCTTCTCCAGTCGGCGCTCACGCTCGCGATAGGTTTCCCCCACCAGAGCGCCGGAATTAGCTTTCAGTGGAGTGGCAAGATCAGCATTTACCATCATCCCTACCCCCTGTTCTGGCGTAGCTGCGCCAACCTCATCCAGAAGGATGGCGTCATGGTCCATCGCGTGAATTTTCGCAACCCATGAAGCCCCCTGAGCTTTCTGCTCATCGTTCGCTTCAAGCTCCTCCAGGAATACGGCAACGCTGGTATGGATTGGCGGAACATCCTCGCCCTTCTCCAGCGCTTCAAGACGCTCAAGGAGGCGCTTTCCGTCATCCGTGCGCTTTGCCACTTCTGTGTCGATCCACTTCTCTACGTAGACGCGGTTGCCGGACTTCTTGACGTTTTTGTTCCACGCCCCTACATAACCCACATTCAGCCCCTCAGGACTAAAAGCAGAAACAAACTGACCGTTGACCTGTGGATGTCCAAGCGGTGCCAGTGTCCCCTCCAGGCCACTGTAGTGCTGGTCAATCTCACTGGCCGGATACAGACCGCCGTTCATGACCACGTTCGCCGGAAGGGTGTAAGAAGGAACAACCCAGTGCTCGCGTCCGTTGTGCTGTTCGCGCCGGATGGCCTTACTGTTCACCTTCGAGGTGACATTAACTTGCATTGGCATGAGTTAACCCTTAGCCCATTGGTAGCCACGGGCTTTCATTGTGTTAAATGTTTTCTGAGCTTTATCGATGATGGTGTCACTTAACGGCTTGCCGCTTTCATCGACCATAACCGCGATCGTGGAGCATTTGCAGTTCACGCCGTTTGCATCCTTAGCCCACCACTCCCGCTGCTCTTCTGCGGTATACAGATGGGCGTGACGCGCGGCATGGGTGCTTCGGGTCGTCGGGCTGAGCGCTGATATGTGCATCTGCTTTGTACGGATGCCATATTGCTCTCTGGCTTCGTCGTCCTCGTCCAGGCGCGCGCGACGCAAAGCCGTAGTAATCTCCGTCCGGGCGATACGATTAGCCCGGCGAGACTCAATACCTGTCTGCTCAGTGATGCGCCTCGCTATCTCCAGCGGGTTCTGTCCGCGCCCCAGCCCATCAGTCAGTATCCGCGCCATATCTGCTTTCACAGTGGCACTGAGGTTCTTCATTTCCTCGAAGGTGCGAGCGCGAACCAGAATCAGTCTGCGGCGGTACGGCTCACTCAGGAGGATTGCCGATACGCTTTCCTGTCCTGCCGCGTACACGGCAGACTGCTGTGACAGATTGGCGAACTCCTGCGCCGTGCCGCGCTGATAAGCCGGGTTGACGTAATCAGTCCAGAACCAGAACCCTGTCTCGTTATCTGCCCCCAATATCTCATCCACCAGCAATGAGGCATTGCTGAGGAGCATTGATAACTGTGTGGAGTCTAGATCGAAGGTGTAGCGCTGGTTTACTGATGGTGATGCAGGAATGCGGTCGAGAATGTCCTTGTAGGCTTTGCCAATGCGCTTCATTCGTCTGGCGAACTCGTTCATTGCTCCGCGCTCAAGGCGGTCTGCGCCTGTCGGATCTTTAAGGTTTCCGGGTAGTATCGGTGACTTCGCTTTCTTCTTCGTCATCATCTACCTCTGGAAGTGGTTCGGGTGAACCCTCATACCCGGCCGCTACACGAATCTCTTCACCAGTAAACACCTGCTCGCCTGTCGCCAGCGATGCGCTGTTTATTTGCGACATCTTCTGCGCGGCATCCAGTTTTTCACTGTCGCTTTGCGCGTTGAGGTCGTCCCAGATAACGGTCTTCTGACTGACCGGATCGAGGATGCTTAATTCGATCAGCTTGTCGCAGAAGTCCTCAATCTCGAATGACAGGTCGCCACGGCGAGACTGGCAGCGAGTATTGAAGTATTTCTGGTCTTCGGTGCTGGAGCGCTCGGCCTGCTGATTACCAACCAGAATGCGCGTCGGGATATCAACTCCGGCGGCAGCGGTTTGCAGGTTGACGTTATATGTTGGTGCAGGATCGGACACGGCGGCCACAATCGGAGCAACTGAAGCCCCCTGCGTTATGAGTACCGTGTCATTCCCGATATTCATCTCTCGGGCCACCTTGTCATATATTTCGCTAAGTTCGCTGTAGTCGACGCCGTGAGCCCTGGCTATTTCATCCAGCCTTGCTTCTTTATCGAAATTGATGTTCAACTGGCGCGCGGCATTCTTAAGGAATGACTCGCCTGAACCGCCCTCCACCTTCTCCAGACTGACAAATGCGTTATAAGCTGGCTCCAGGAAGCCAATGGCATCTTCCGAGTAATCGCCAAGGATGAATACCCGATCCGGGTGGATATTGACGCGGCGACTTGAACCATTCGGCAACCGTTCGGCGTACTGCCACATCTTCGGCTGTCCGTAGGTTTTCGAGTTCAGGCCAGTGTCCCAATCACCAACTGTCAGAGAGCCTGCCCATGCGACAGTAACCTTCTGGAGCATCTTGCCTTTCGTTACAGGCTGATCCCAGGCGAGGGAGTCATTAACGTGCAGAAGGATGCCTGCATAACGACCGACAAGACGGCGGCGATCAGCGTCTGCGAACGAGCGCCAGAATCGGCTGGTGAATACCTGTTTGGACTTTTTCTCCCAGGCGGTTTCGTTTTCACTCTCGTCGGCATCGTCACCCTCAATGATTTCCGGGTTAGTCTGCCAGCACTTGCCCACCAGCTTCTCAACGGCACCGTGAGCGATACCACCGCGACGGTACAGAGCATAAAGGTTTTCGTAGGTTACCTGCTCAGGAAAGCCATACTCGCACCACGCAGAATTACGCTTGGCGTCCAGCCCCATCGAAGGGTTAAGCATCCCCATGCGGGCGCGAGCAAGCCTGGCGTCGTTAATCGCGTGATTAACCGCCAACTGTAATTTATCGTTCATGTCGTGTCCGTTGATTATCGAAGGCGTTTCGGAATCATCATGCCGACACCCTGCTGTTTACGTTTGATATGTCCATCAAGGGAATAGCGGATGGCGTCCCACGTATGCTCATCACCATCAGCCAGTTTCGGCAACACCTCACCGGTGATGCGATCCGTTTTGTATGACCACATACGGGCCTCGCGCGCCACGTTCTTGCAGCGCGGATGGATGATGATTTCGTCGAAACCGCGAAGATGGGCGATACCGTCCTCAACGCTTCCCTGCCATTTCTCGGCAGCTGAGATGTTGAAGCCCTGGCGCTTGAGATAGCTGATAGTCTCGGGTCGGGCGGAGTCGGCCTTGATGGGCCAGTCACGCGATCCGGGAATTGTGTCGTAAAGCTCTGGCATGTGGTCGAGCTCTGTCTGCTGACCGTATGCCTCGTATTCGATGTACAGCCGGTTGTGCAGGATGAACGAACGCACCAGCGTGTTAGGGTCTTTGGCGAAACCGAAGTCGGCACCGAAGAACAGGCGATCAGCTTCTTTCCAGAGATTTTCTGAGAACTCGGCGATCCGGTATTTTCCGGCCAGCACCTGCTTATCAGAGTTTTCGAGGTAAGCGCCTTCCCACACCCATGCGTATGTCGCCGGGTCAAGACGGCGCTGATCGTTCTGTCGCTCACCTTCTAGCACGTCAGGGAACCACGGATTATCCGTATAGTTCATCTCAACGGTGATGCAGTCGTCTCCAGCTTCTTTGCGGAAACGCTTATCCGTGGCACTACCGTCGCGTTCCGGGTTCCACGTCACCCAAATTTCTGATCCCTCTTCACGCACCGTCGGGCTCAGCTTCTGCCAGGCTATTTCGCTCACTGATTCAGCCTCATCCACCCAGCAGAGCAGGATGCGCGCTTTCGACTTGATGCTGTCGAGGTTATGCCGCAGACCGCAGAACACGTAGTTAACGCTCTTGTCGATGGTGCGGATGTACTTTTCGCCGATGTCAAAGTTGGAAGCCAGCCATGGAACAGACAGGATCGCCTGTTTCACCTCCTGCATGCTCGACTCTTCCAGCGAGTTCATGAATTCACGCGCGCAGAGTACCACGCCGCTTTCACCGTTCATCATCGACTGATACGCCTTTACGGCAGTCATCAGTGCGAATGTGCGCGTCTTGGCGCTACCACGTCCACCGTGCGAGCACCGGTAACGCTTATTCACCGCAGTGAACAGCGGCGCAAGCTTCGCGGGGATCGGCAGTTGAACGGCGTTACTCATGCTTTCGGCTCAACGGGTAGTAGCTGGATGATTGTCGGCTTCGGAGTCATGCTGCCGTCGGATGATTTGTGGTCGATTTCCTGACTAACCTTGTCGCCGTACTTCTTCGGATTCATCCGGGCCAGCGCCCATTTGCGAGTGTCGATACGCAGGCGAGCTTTGGCAACAGCTGCTGACTCTTCATAAACTTCGTCGGCAATGTCGAATAACTCTTCGAATACAGCATCGGCTCTTGACTCCATTGACCTCGCGTACTGTTCACGAAAGTCTTCATGTTCACGCAACCAACGCATCACTTTTGTGGTGTTCGGCATGCCTGGACGCTTACACACGGAGCGCAAACTTTCACCAGAAGCGATGAGTGCGCAAATGTCATCAGCCACCTCTGGTAAATAATCAGAAGGGCGGCCAGTTTTCTTTTTGGTCGCCATATTGGAATATCCTGCTAAAAAGTGAGTATCCCGCCCGTAGGCGCACATAAAACAAATCCTGCTTTATCGAGATTTCGTAGTGGAAACCTCTGTAAAGCAGACTCAGATTCTTCTACCCTCGCTCTGAGCTGGCGAGCAATGAGCCCAAACCAGCGATTTAGTTGCGGAAAACAGCGGTATGTATCGTTATTGATTACCTCCACACACTCGCGCTAAGGATCAGCCAGTCGGCCTGCGGTCATGGTTAATGTGGGGATACTGCGACGATACAGCGCATGGGGTGAACTTTGTTCGCAGCGGTCGCCACCATCTCACGATGTTGCTATGCCACTTCCGTCTGTTCCGGCTGCCAAGATGTGGATCACCATCCTTGCGGGGTTACACAGATCATTATCGAAGCCCCTCAGTGAAGAGCTTCTGTAATGTCATTCAGCCTTTACAGCTTCGATGCTGAAGCCGTGAATGATGCTGAGGGGTACGCCGTGGGTGTCCAGGCCATTTTTGATAATCAGCATCCCATCACGAATGTCTGGCTCATTGGTGCTTTGCCAGCCGACTTCCTCAGGTGCCTTTCCAGAATCATGCCCATCCTTGGTCAGAAGCATCACCTTCCAGCCTTTGATTAAAGTCCCCATTGCGCTATTTCCCCTGGGTCTGCTTATCCCATTCCTCGCGGAACTTGGACGGGTTTTGACTGCCTTCTAATGACATGATTACCTCACTTTAAGCACTGCTCTCTGATGTAGTCCTGCATGCCGCGAATCATTTTGTCAGCGGTTGCGATTCCGTCCCGGTGATCGAAATAACTCCGTCGAGCGTCTGGAGTAAGTTCGGGGGCTCCTGCATCATCCACGCCGGGGGCGGAGGTGGCTTTTGACACTCCAGGGCAGGTTGCGGCGATGCGCAGCCGTTTAGCGCCAGAATCGACATCCCGACGCAAATCGTTAATGGTTTTTTTCGCATCGGACAATTCCTTCGTGTATTTGGCATCTAGCGCAGCGACATCACGCTGGCGGGTCTGCATGTCTTTGATGGTGTCGTTAGCCAAGCGGAGATTCTCAGTGGCCTTATCGCGCTGGTCTTTGTAGGTGATGGCGTTGTCGCGGTAGTGGTTAATCGCCCAGGCCATGGAAACCAGCAGGCAGATAACGACAGCGCAGATGATTGCTGTTAATCGGCTCATCGATCATCCCTTACGGATTGCTGAACTTTGCCAACCAGTCGCGTATGCGAACCTACTTCTGAAATGCCGATACCGCTTATGCCGATGTATTCCTTCCCGGTTTGCTGATCCTGAATGAGGTATACGCCACGCCAGTTATCGTAAGCCAGGGCATCCCTGAACTCTGACATTTTGGTCACCTTAATGCGGTCTGCGTCAGAGGACAGTTGAGAGGAAACAGCCATTGTTGATTTTGCTGGCTCAGGGCCACGATCACAGGCCGTAAGCATGAATACTGCTACCAGTAATGCCACTCTCATTTTTGGCTCCATTCGCATACTTCACGCTCAATCTCGCGTCGGGTAATAAGACCCTTCCACTGCTTGCCTCCGGCATACGTCCAGCGCTGTAGTTCTTTACATGCTCCCGTCACGTCACCAGCGTTCAGCTTTTTCAGCAGCGTGGAGCTGGCGAAAGCACCAGAGCCAACGTTGTAGGTGAAGGAGTAAAGAGCGGCGCGGGTAGGCTCAGGGATGCGAACCTTTATCAGCGGGTCGATGGCGTTTGCCACCTTCCGCAGGTCAGCCTTCAGAAGGTTGTCGCACTCTTTGTCGGTGTAGCGGTGTCCGCGGCGAATGTCGGCACCGGTGTGCCCATCGCAAACAGTCCATACACCGACGACATCCTGATAGGCGTAATAGCGGCGACCTTCCAGACCATCAGCGTTGCCCAGCATTACAGCTGCAATAGTAATAGCGCCGGATCCGCCAACAATGGCACCCACCAGCTTATTCCTGAGTGTCGGGTTCATCTCGGCTCCTGCTGCGGCGGTTGTCTTCGCGGATCTTGAAATAGAGATTCGTCAGATACGTCAGTACGGCAATGATGATACCCACCAGCACGCCGATAGCGTTCCACTGCTCGGGGCTGTAGGCATTAAGCATGCCGTTTAGGATGCTCCCGGCTGAAGCGCCATAGGCAGCACCAGTGGTTATTTTTTCCATGCGATACATGCTCTCACCTCGCGTAGTTAGCGGGTGCTGTTCGTGTAGTGGGAAAAGGCCGTCAGACACGATTGCTACGGGGCATCTGGAATTGATTGTCTGCGGCCTGAATAAAAAAACCCGGCGACAGGCCGGGAAGATGAGGGTAAGGCAATGTCGGCTATCTGGCCGAAGGGTCCCAGGTAGTGGGTTCTGGTGCCGGGCAAAGGAATCGAACCTCTGACGCGCAGCTTACAAGGCTGCCGTTCTGCCACTGAACTAGACCGGCTAATTTGGCGGGACAGGAAGGATTCGAACCTTCGACCATTCGGTTAACAGCCGAACGCACAACCGCTGTGCTTCTGACCCTGAAACGAAAAAGCCCCGCACGATGGCGGGGCTTGGAATTTATTCATGTTACACACAACAATGGCAACATATACGAATTAGTTTGCTCATTTGTTCATTAAATTGCAAGCACGTTGTGTGATTTATTTGCAACTTTCCTCACATTTTCGCGATCGTTAAACGCATTTTGAAGCGGTTGGTATAAACAGAACAATGAAGCATTGATGATTTGCTTCACCTCTCTACGGATTGTCGAGATGCTTGGGTGTTTGTACTGATTTCCGCCACGCGTCTTCATAAGGCGAGGCTTACTTACTGCATGCTGCCATGATGCAATTCGGATCTCGCTGGAGTTGCAGACGTAGTAGGCGAAGATAACCCGCCAGGCATTTTCATCCACATTCTTCAGGTAGTGGCGAATGACAGCATCAATGAGCATTCCGTCATCATCACTACATACCGGCCGTGATGCTTGCTGGGGCTCGACGGTAGTCATGAATCTGGCAATCATGTTGATCATCGCTTTATCAATCTTGCCGGTCTGGCACCATGCGCCCCACAACTGGAGCCACTGGTCTACCCATTGATGCTGGTCGTTGGTTAATTCCAGTTTCATTATGCGGCATCCTTCTGAGGCTGGTTGGTTTTGGTCTGGCTGTGCTTTGCTACTGGCGGCAGGTTGGCGCGCTTAACGCTTTCTGCCTGGTACTTTTCGAAATCAGCTCTGGTCATGATTCCACCACTCCCGCGCTGACTTTCTGTATTCAGGGTTTTCTGTCTGACAGATAATTTCCGCTCGATCGCCGCTTATCAGTTCGCGAGCTTTCGCATACAGCCTTTCTCTTTTCGAAAGCTGTGTCGTTTCATACCAGGTGCTGGCAACGAACTTTCTCGCTTCAACTGGAGTGAATGTCTTCACGCAGCCTCCCGCTGTTTCAGTGCTTTGAGCTTGGCGCGGTATTCATCCCGGATCCGGATGAAGTCCTCACGGCGGTAGTTGGTCATTTCGTGTGGGCCGTTGAGCCAGTCGACGTATTCCTGACCGTAACGAGCGACCAGGCCAGCTTCGTATTGCTGCGCGACCGTCGCCTCTTTGGCGGTGTACTTTCCGGCTCCGGCATTGCATGATTTGCACTGCTTATGGGCGTTGCGCTCTTCAAAGCGCAGTTCTGGATTAGCGCCGACCGTTTTGAAGTGGCCGCAGTCCCATTGGCCGCCATGAAGATCAGGCGGGTTGGTCTCGCCGCAGCTGATGCATGGCAAATCAGCATCACGCGCTCGGATGTAGGCATTGAATGCCTGCTGAGCCTGCGCCTTGTAGTACCCGGCAGGACGTAGCTCTGCCAGGCGTTCCTTGCGGCGTTTGCGCCCGGCCTTCTCTGCCTCTTTCTGATCCTTGATTCGCTTAGCGGCGGCTTTTACCTTCTCCTTCTCGCGTTCTTCCATTGCGAGGATTGCGCCGTGTTCCGGGCAGCACCAGCGGATCCGAATATCATGGAATTTCGGCACGAAGTATTCACCGCATACTTTGCACTTACGGCGGGAGGGTTTACGCATGACCTCTCCTCGCCGCGAGACGCAGCCATTTCTGATCCACCAGGTGGGCGGTATAGCCTTTCAAGGTCGGGATGTCGGAAGGCTTAACCTCGGCCTTACGCTTGCGCCGCGCCGGAACGCGGAAGATTTCGTTTGAGATGACGCGTGCGATAGGGCTGTTCATGCAACCCTCCCGAAATAGTCCAGCGAATAGCGCACTTCGCGGAGCTGAACGCCATTGCCTGCGGCAAAGGCCTGCGTGTACTCAATCAGGCTGTTCATGCGCTTAATGCCCATCTTCGAGGTGCTTTCTCGGATGGCGCAGAACTCTCCCTCAATACCCGGCACAACTTCACCGGGTTTGCCAGTTGCGACCGCATGCCCGGAGACAAACAGAACCTTCCATTCCGAGAGGTTCCGGCGCTTCCCTGCCCATTGCAGTTGCTTTGACACGTCGCCACATAACGCGTGGAAGAGTGAGTTTTGTGGCAATGTCCGGTCAGGGTCTGAGAAAGAAACGACGAGAGGAAACTCAGCATTCAGCGGCTGTTGATTGATGTAATCGATGAGGTTTTGGCGGATGCGCTGGTCGCGCAGCAGGAATTTTACAGCCACGCTTCACCTCCGAAGAGATCAAACGCAGAATGCAGAGAATCGCAGGTGCATTTCTGCATCTGTGACAAGGTGATGAGTTCAGATTGTGGTCGCATTTAAGTCCCCTTAAATGCGCAGAAGTCACCGGAGTTGTTCAGGCTCCGATGACATGATTATGGCGGTTTGATTCCAGAAAATCAAAGGCTGATTATTCTCCGAGGAAGGTATATCTTTCTCCGTCAAAGTCATGGAAATAAAATCCCTTGGCTGTTCTTTCATCGAAAATAAACTCGAACAGCTCATCATCAGCGGCGCCGTCAAAAATAACTTCCGTGACTTGGTCTTTGAGGAAAACTAACCTTTCCGGCGATCCGTCAGTGAATTCTGCTTCCATAACGATTTTTGGGTTCTTTAGTAATGCAACTTTCATTTTTAGTCATCCTGTTTCAGGTAAACCGGATCGCTACCTTTCGGCAAAGTTATCGACTTCTCACGATAAAACTTAAGGCGCTCAAGGAAGTAATCACGCAAATGCTCAGGCTGCTCACGCATCACCACCTCAGCGATAACCGGCATGTTCAAGCGCTCTTTGTACGCGACTCCGGAGGCTGCAAGGTCAACGTTAACCTTGTCGCGCTCCTCCTGCGGCTTTGCAGCAATATTCCAGTCAGACATTAGTCAGCAGTCCTCCCTCTCTTCTTTCTGGTCTCATAAGGAGATCTAAAACCATCAACAGATTCAACCTCTCCAGCATCAAACCGTTTCGCATTTGCAATTTGTGATTTCCTCCAGAACTTTTTATGTCTTTTCATTGAAGCTTTATATTTTTCTGCTGGAGTCATTTCTTCGTTAGACATAAAACCCCCTCGGTTATTTGAGGGGATTATAGATCACTTCTGCTGCGGTGATGCTGCTATCATCCGGCGATACACATCGTAAGTCCCGAATTGTTCATCACCAGCCTCAAGCATTTCATGGGTGGGTTCTTCTGGCACCATCACCCAACCATCCGGAATCGCCGGAGAGTTGCCGCATTGCGCCGGAGAGATGCAGTTTTGCGCCGGGCGGCAACCGGAGTGCGCCGGAGAATTGCCATCGGCACCCTGAAGAATGGCGGCGCGGCAGGCGTTCCAGCCGACTGCTTTTCCATGCTCAAACGAGCTGTCAAAGTCATCATCCATTTCCATCGCAGCGGGCACAGATACCGGCGCTGGATGGGCGATGTATAGCGGGGCGATATTTCTTTCCAGGTCGGTAATTACGCTCCATACCGGAATAGATTCAACACCATGCTTAGCCATATCGCGGTAATTGTCTGCATAGGCCAGTACGGGATTTCGCCCAGGCTCCGCTTCGAGCGATGCCAGCGCCAATTTCATCGCCGCCAGCGCCATAGTCGCATCTTCGTTTACAACGCAGGGCACAGCATCGCGCTCTTCTTCAAGCTCCGCGATGGTCTTTAAAAGCCATTCTTTGGTAAGGGTAATCATGATGCTGCTCCTTTAGCGTCTGCGGCGACGTTGACTCCAGCATCGTGCAGTGCCTCAAGCACCTGATGCTGCTTGTAAACCATTTCCGTGTGATACGGCTCATCGAAATCGACGCGATGCAACATGCTATAGCGCTGTGGAAGTACAACCTCCCGCGCCTCCAGCTCAGCAATCCGCTCCTCTGCGGCTTCCAGCTCATCCAGCAGCGCCAGCACGGTGGCGGGGTTGGCTGTAGCGATAAATTCAGCGTTGCGCTTGGCCGTTTCATCCCATGCCATGTGGTAATCGTGATCCCATTCAGTGTGGATGCACGCAGCTGTTGAGTTAGTCATGTCGAGCAATGATTCGTGACCAACGTAGACCGCGTATGAGTGGTAGCCAGACACCCTATCTTCGCCCTCGCCATATTCGCCATCTGTCTCGACAACATCAGACCACCACTCACCCTTTGTTGCCTTCTCTGCCGCTTCACGTAATGCATGTTTGTCGATGTTGCTCATTGGGCGGCCTCCGGGGTATCTGCGAGTACTAAGCGCCCATCACAAAGCGCCTTGATGATTTCCTGATACTCCCACCCGAAGTACATGCTCTCGACGTAGACACGCAGAGGAGGGTAATCATGCTGCTTACGGCGAATGAAAGCCTCCGCTGCCTCACGGGTAAGGTGAGCGTTGATGTTCTGCCACTCTTTACGAGTTCCGCAGACAGTGTGGCCGTCAAGGTCAGCCAGCACTTCCCACTGAGCATCTTCGTCGAGATCGGTAAATGCTGTATCGCACTGGTCAATGCAGAAGGCATTTAACTCTTCCTGCTGCATTTCATCCAGATCGTCCCAATATTCTTGCGGACTATCCCATTCGCAGTCTTCGACATGGACTATCTTCGATTCTCCGAACTCCTCCGCCAGGCCATAAATGGTTGCCTGCTTCTGAACCATGAAAATTGGATCGGCAGTGGCATGACGATTAACACCTTCGCCGCGATGGTGATACTTCAAACGCTCAATGAAATCTGCGAATGTTTCCGGCGTTAATTTCGCGCCGTCTGCGATAGAGTTGCTCATGACTGAGCTCCTTTGCGAAGCTGAACTTCGGTATTGATGCGGCTAAAATAGAATCCGAATACTTTCTTCCATGGCTTAACAACAGCATCCCTGATTGAGTTTGGGTTAAAGCCAGCCTCGATAGCCTGTTTGCTGTCAAAGAACACATACCCGAAACCTTCCTCGTTCTCTGCGCAGACTGGACCTTTATACGAGCCGTGTTTTCTTCCCCCGGCCAATCCTGTTCTATATGCGTGCTGAGTGTTACCCGCTATAGTTGTCCATTCCAGGTTTGAAACATCATTGTTTTGCTTGTTTCCGTCCTTGTGGTTAATGACGTGCTCATCGGAAGGTTTTGGCCCGAGAAAGTTTTCAGCAACTAATCGGTGGATGTTCATGTTTTTTAGTTTCCCTTCAAGCTCCAGCCTAACGAACAAATACTGATTTCTATTCTTGCCGCGCATGGTTGGGTTTAACTGTTTTAGTTCGCCAGAGGCCAATGAGAAAATGAGCCCATTTGAGGTGATGAAATAGCGATACTTGAAACCAAAAATTTCTTTCACATCGCCAAATAAGTCAGCCAGCGCCGCGCATCTGGCCTCACCTTCTGCCACTCCAGCCAGGTACGCTTCGAACATGTGCTGCACCTTCTCGCTCACAAAGCTCCTGTCGTCTTCCATCGCTGGCGAGCAGCCATTGTTGTTCTTGGTAAACCACTCGATAAATTTCTGTTTCATACCCCTACCCTCCCCCAAACCATCAATACCCTTCTCATCGCCGGACTGTTCCGGCACTCCTGGCAGATCACGTTTGCCTCTGTACGCTGCACCAGCTTCGAATTTCCCTTCGGCATGGCCGGTATGGTTTCCGGTGCGTATTTCATGCCGTAGCTGGTCAGACGATACAGCCGCTGGCCGTGCTTACCTTCGAACTCGATCAGGCCGTCTGCAAACAACGTACTTAACGGGCCGGAAATCTTTTTGGTGGTCATGCCGATCATGCTGGCAATACGAGCACTATTCAGGCCTGGGTTATTACGCAGGGCTGCAAGAATCTGCCCACGAATTGTTATGGTCATACTGCCCCCTTAGAACGGTAAGAATCCCACGTGAATGACAGAGTGCACCCGCCTCCATCGCTCATGCGATCAAGAACGCGTTCGCCGATGAATGCAGACAACTCCTCCCTGGTCTGGTTGCTGATCAGGATGGTTGGCTTCATCCGCTCATATCGGGTGTTGATGATTTCGAACATGATCAGCTTCTCGGCGTCGCTTCCGAACTGCACGCCGACCTCGTCGATAATCAGCAGATCAGGTTTCGTGAAGTAACGGATAACCTCATCCTCAGTACGGCTTGCCCCTTTCGACCAGGTTGATTTGTACTCACGGGCAATTTTCAGCGCCGTGGTAAACACTGCAGAACTCTGGTGTTCTGTGATCGCATGCCGTGCGATAGCCAGTGCCAGGTGATTCTTTCCGGTACCTGGTTTGCCGCACATCACAAGACCGCCACCCTTCTGCAAACGCTCTGGCCAACGGCTTGCATATGCCTGGCACACCTTAAGTGCGCGTTTTGCGTCGTCGTTCACTGGCTCATAGTTCTGCAGCGTGCAGTTTTCGAAGCGCGCCGGGATGTTCAGTCCGTCCAGCAGGCGCTCGATGTTTCTTTTGCGGGCTGCTTCGTTGATGCTAACTCTTTCCGCCTGCAAGCGGCCTAACTCCTCTTTGAGGCATTCAGGGCAGCAGCTTGGGCGCGGGGGAATTTTCACGACAGAGTTTAAGAAATGCCTGGTCCTGCATTCAAAGGGGCCATGCGTTTCGCAGTTCTCGGTGCTGATAGTTAGCTCGATATCTTCATGCTGAACTGGCGGCTGGCTCAGCTCAGCAATGCGTTTCTCAAGTTGATTGATTTTTTCATCCAGCGTCATGATTAGTCCCTCGCCCATGCAGGAATTTCAGTCTGGCCGTAGTCTTTGCCAGCAAAGTTCTCAGATACGCGAGACGGAGCGCGGGAAGGCTGCTTAGCGCCTTTCGGCTCAAACAATCCCTGCCAGCCGTTAGCAATGCTCTGGTTGATAATTTCTTCAGGCTGGTATCCGATGCACTTGCAACGCTCAAGCAGGTTGATGGCCTGGGTTACCGTCTGCTGAGACTTAATCGGTTTCTTCAGGTCGCGACGATAATCGACCCATGACTTCCAGACTGAAACTGACAGCCATTCAGGAAGCTCGACACCAGCCGGATCGAACGAAGCCGGTTTGGGGGATTTAGGGGGTTTATTAATATTGTCTTTATTGTCTTTTGTATGTTTGTCTTTTGTGTTTACCTGATTTGGGTAAGTGTCGTTACCTGATTCGGGTAAACTTTTCTTACCTGATTCGGGTAAATTTACCTCTTTCAGGTAAACTTTATTTTCGTTACCTGATTTGGGTAATTTCACCCATTCGCTGACCGCTTTGTTAATCCCCACAGTTCGCCCGATTTGGGTAAATACCCCACGCTTAACTAACGCACTTTTAGCCGCAGAGCATTTGTGTGGGAGGATGCCGGTCAGGGCAGATAACTGATCATTGCTTACCCAGTCCGCCTTTTTGTTGAAACCGTATGTTTTGCGCATTACTGCCATGAAGACCAGCAGCTGATGCTGAGACAATCCAGCCAGCATGACAGCCTCCAGAAGTTCATTGGCGATGCGCGTATAGCCATCATCAAGATCTGCCACGCGCGGCTCCACGACCTGCAAATCAGGCCTGATTGGTGAGATATTGTTAATTGCTAAGTTCATCTGCAGCCTCCCCGCCTTTCTTGAAGATAATTTCGACACAAAGCAGAATGCAGTTATCGCAGATAGCAACGCCTGGACCGGCAACTATGGTTTTCACGTCGCTATCAATATTGCTTCTGTCGCAGAAAGAGCATTTATGAGTTGCGTGCTGATTTGCCTTTTCGTTTATTGCTGGCATACTTACTCCCGTTACTTGGCGTAACACAGTGTGATAAGGGCCTTTGAAGTGACCGCTTCAAGGGCTTTCGCTTTTTTGGTAGTACCCATCACATAACTCCCGGCGCCATAGCGGCCAGACTTGTCACCACCGCAGCGATTGATTCAGTTGGCAGGAAGCGCAGCAGTGCTTCAGCAGCTTCTCTCACCTCTTTCTCAAGGCGTTGTATCGGCTGACCAAGTAACTTCGCCTGATGCGCTTCAGTGCACTCTTTCATGGCCTCGGCTATCAGTTCGGCCTCAGTCTTTGCGACAAGACCGAACTCTCTCGCCACTTTCTCGTTATCCCGCGCCATCACGTCGATAATGACGGGGATCAGTAGCATCAACCCCTTGTCGTTCTTCGGGCCCGGATCGTTAATCATCCGGAAGAAGTTCTGCTTGGTGTTGTGCTCAGAACCGGCCAGCAGCAATCCACGACCGCCGCGCGCCAACCACTCCTTTGCTACCAGTTGCGAAATGTGAACCTGAGCCTGTCCAGGCGTTGCTTTCTGCCAGGCGCGAACAGCTTCGCGGATCCTGGTCAGCTTACTGTTATTGCGCGGAACGCCTTGATAAATCGAAATCAACGGAGCCGTTTCGGTTCCGGTATTGTGTTGATACGCAAGTGAATGCATCGCTTTCCCTTTCGTGGTTAGGGCCGCCGGTCAGGCGGCATCATTGTCGGACGGTGACGGGAACAGCGTCGGCAAGTCAGGGCGAATCTGGTATGCCTGAATCTCGCCACCAGTTGCTTTTACGATGCTGTTCACATGCTCCGGAGAAACCTTCGCTTTGTTGTGTAGCCACTTGTAAACCGCCTGCTGCGACACTGCGCATGCTTCACCAAGGGCTTTTTGAGAGCCGACGATGGTGATAGCGGTTTTAATGGTTGGGTTCATAACAACCTCCGTAGTGAATATGAAAGAAGAATAAAACTATGGTTGTATTTAGTCAACAACCATTTTCGTTTGATGGAATAAAACCACGGTTGTACATTTGACCTTATGAAAACGACACTTGCTGGAAGACTTAAAGAGGCGCGCGCGGCACGAGGCCTAACACAAAAGGCGCTCGGGGATCTCGTCGGTGTTAGCCAGGCGGCCATTCAGAAAATTGAAACAGGAAAAGCCAGCCAGACCACCAAGCTCGTGGAAATTGCTAACGCGCTAGGGGTAATGCCTGATTGGCTCAGCTCTGGAGAAGGGGCGATGCTTAATGACGGAAAGCCAGGGGCGGCTTTATTAACTAATGCAGCTTCGGACGTATTCCGCGTAGACGTTCTCGACCTCACTGTCAGTGCGGGGCCAGGTTCATTCATGATTTCTGAGTTTGTAGAAGTTCTGCATGCTATTGAGTTCACAACTGAGCATGCCAGATCTCTTTTCGGGAACCGCACTCAAAATGATGTGAAGGTGATGACCGTAGACGGTGACAGCATGTGCCCGACAATACAGTCTGGCGATCGCCTCTTCTTCGACGTTTCAGTGAGGAACTTCAAAGTTGACGGGGTGTATGCGTTTGTCTTCGGGCAGCACTTCCATGTTAAGCGCCTGCAAATGCAGGGTCTGCAGCTGGCTGTACTTTCCGATAACCCGGCTTACAAAGACTGGTATGTGACTGAAGAGAATCAGGACCAGCTCTACATCATGGGCAAAGCGCTTATTCACGAATCGATAGCTTACAACAAACTGTAGCAGTGGCCGGAAGAGACGTTTGGTTAAGGATGGCGAATTTTTCATACAAAACAATTACACTGTATAAAAATTCAGATTAATAAACTCCACTCCTTGACATTTACATTTTTATCTATTTTTTGAGTTGCCTAAAATCACCTATAGGGTAAACTTCACTTAAGCTCCTATATGAGAGCTTCTGAGGAGATACAAAATGAAAACCTTACGTTGCATGGCCTACCAGCAGAACGGCGTTTACGTAGCTGCGTGTTTAGACCTGTCATTGGCAGCGCAAGCAGATACCATGCAGGACGCCGTAAAAAAACTGGACGAACAGATTAAAGACTTTTTCACTGAAGCACTATCAGAACCGGAATATGCAAAACAATTACTTAGCCGTAAAGCACCGCTATCTATGTGGCTAAAGTATTGGGTGATCGCCTTTCAGGTCTTTGTCAGAAAACGAGGTGAAGCAAAGCTCTTTGCTGAACCTTGTGATGCTCATGCTTAGGACTGCATTACATGTTCTTGAAAAAGCTTACCCCTTTGAAATACGACGAGGTAATCAGAGGGCTTAAGAAAATGGGGTTTGAAATGAAACCCAAAACAGGAACCTCTCACGAACAATGGGTTCTCAAGAACAGCAAAGGGAAATGGGTGGTTACAGTTGATAAGCATCACGCCCCATTTTCCAGAGATTTGATAAAATCCATGGCTAAACAAGCCGGGCTGAAAGATCGCCACTTTCACGCATTATGCAGAGGTGACGCTACGCTTGAAGATATAGGATTTCAAATCACCAGCTAAAACCCGGCCACAGTGCCGGGTTTTTTATTGCCCTTTCCGCACCAGTTCCGCCGCATCCCTGTTAGCCCCCTTCCCTATCACATTGCCGGTTTCATGCCGGGTACGTTCCAGCATCTCTACCAGGTTATCCCTGCTGATCTGGGCGCCGCTTGCTATCAATTCCACCACCGCCAACCCTATCGCGTTGAGAATCAGGCCAGCATTCTCTTCGTTGATGTTCATGGCTCACCTCCTCTGATGTTTTTTTAAACATACCACCAATGAAATGGAAAATAAATTTCGTTTTAAAACAACCAAATAAAACCAATACGCCAATGAATACAACTATTGTTGTTGACGACAAAACAACTATGGTTTTTAATAAGCCCATCGAGACAACACAGCGTCTCGGTCAGTCGAACGGCGCGACAGTAAACCATGCGTCGGACGCCCGGCGGGCTCAGGGAGAGCGGCAATGGTGCGTAACTGGAATGTTTTGGGCTGGCAGACGGTTATCAGCTAGTTGGTGAGGTAATGGCTCACCAAGGCGACGACGGCCTTCCCTGCGTCATTGTGGGGAGCCAGCACCAAAGCATTTCTCCCGCATCAGCGGGTAACGACAGAGGGTAAGGCGATGGCAATAGATGCGACGTTAAAAGTTAAACAAATTAACTCTATTAACCCATACGGCGACGGATGGAATAGGCATATGGAAATCGATATCGACAGTATCGAGTTAGTTGAATGTGTTAAGCCTGAAGAAATTATTTCTGAGTACACGGCGGCATCACTTCTTGATGCAATGGATGAATCTGATGTGGTTCGCTGGCTTGAAAACGAAGGTTACACAGTAACAAACGATTGACCCGCTCCGGCGGGTTTTTTATCGGGCATACCTCAGCAACTTCACCGAGGCGGCTTAGTTATGACAACCGGCGGCCATCTACCGCCCATTGAAACACTGAATAAATGCGTTGAAGTCTTGTATTAACCGTTCCGTTCGCCGCGATAAGGCCAAGAGGATTTATGAGCACTGTAAAGATGATTGGCGCCAGTCCACTAACTGGAACAATTTTCGAAGGACGACTTAACCCAGTCAAAAGCTGCTGGGTTGGAAAGAAAACAGATGTTACCGATATGGTTCTGAGAGCTACCGCTGACCACCTCTACGTTGTGAAAAAGGAATATGCGTTCCCGTTACGAGACGGAAAGGTGGCTGTGTTGAGCATGCAGATTTTCGATGAAATGCCAGAGCGCTTCATTGGTGGCACGGAGCATGGCGAATGATGACAGTAACCCACAACGGCAAGCAGTACACCGCCAAAAAGCTCAACGATAACGAGTGGCAGCTGACGTCGATATCGGCACCGCGCGACAAGCTGACGCTTAACCGCTGGCAGATGCATATCGCTGGCCTCCTGAAACAGGTTGAGGTGAAGGTATGATCAATTACCATCTGCTGCGCGCGGCGCAGAGCAAAGCAGCCATCGCCCTTTTTATCGGTGATGGCGCCATGTGGATGGCAGCCTACGACGAAATGAAAGTTGCCATCGGTTATCCGTGGCATAGAAAAACAGCCTAATCCCCTATTCAACCGATCGGCCTGGACTAACCGGGAGGCATTGCCGTGCTTTCAATTCAGAGGTTAAAGGAGTTATTTCACTACGACGCAGAGACTGGGATTTTCACCAGGCTAAAAACTGCCGGCGGCATGGTTACCGGCTCTATCGCTGGGTCGTTAAACCCTATGGGTTATCTTCGAGTATCTATCGACCACGAAAGATATTTATGTCATCGACTGGCATGGCTTTATTCATATGGTTCGTGGCCTGAGCATGAAATAGACCACATAAACGGCATAAGAACTGACAACAGGTTATGCAACCTCAGGGACGTTCCTCACTGCATTAATCAGCTAAATAAGCTCGCTCCAAAAAACAACACAAGCGGCGTCAAAGGCGTTTATTGGAATAAGAAAGATAAACGCTGGCACGCGCGCTGCTCTATCGACGGCAAAAAATACCACCTTGGCAATTTCACCGACCTTAATGAGGCCAGGGCCGTTGTCGTTGCAGCAAGAGAGCGCATGCACGGCAAGCATGCCGTTCATGAAGAAAGAAAACCGGAGAATTTATGAACGCATATCTCACTTACGACCGTATCGAAGATCGGCGCTGGGCTGAGCAGCAGCTCACCGACGAGAAGGAGAAGTGGATC